CTGAAATTAATGGAGTTCAAGCTGAATTGAATAATCTTTATAATCAACAAGAAGCTATGAAAGCTGAATCTGGTGATGTTGCAGAACCTAAAACCGAATTTGCTCTTGGAGGTTCTATTTTTGCTTGTGGAGGTAAACGTAAATATCCTAATGGAGGTCTTGTCATTCCTCCTTTACAATCTACTACACCTATACCTCAATTTGCTGAAATGAATATTCAAACTGTATCTCCTATTATACCTACTGTAAACGCAGGAGCTATGAGTGGTGCTACAATGGGAGCTAATATAATTGCTAATTTTGTGGCTCAAGATGCTATGAATAAACGTCAAGCCGTTGTATCCGGATTACCTTCTCACATTAAAGATGCTGTGCTTAGTGAGGTTGGTATGAGATGTGGTGGAAAAGTTAAGAAAGCTGATGGAGGTTCTGTTCAAGTATCTCCTTTTAGTGATTTAAATATTCAAGTTGATAATCCAACTAAACAGATGATTAATCCTAATCCTTATCTTATGACTCCTATGATGCTTAGAAGATGTGGAGGTAAAACTAAACGTTATGATTTAGGTGGATTTATTTCAGATGAAAGTGGTAATCTAATAGGTGCTGCTGGTAATCTTATAGGTAGTCTTATGCAAGGTCGTAGTAAACGTAAACTTGCTAAGAGTATTTCTGATATACCAATTCCTAAAAGAGAATATCTTGATAATGTAAATCTTGAATGGGATATAAATACTGATGCTGCTAGAAGAGAAGTTATTGATCAAATTTCTGCTATTGAAGATTTTATTAAATCTAATTCATCTAGTGCTCCTGTAGCAAGACAAGCTATGCTCAGAGCTAGAAGTAAAGGGGCTAGTACTTTAGGTAAGCTAAAACAAGATGAGTTAATACAAGAACTTAATATTAGAAATCAAGCTCGTCAAATAAATGCTGAAATTGCTGCTAAGAACAAACAGATTAAATACGAGAATGAAGTTGATGCTTTTGAGAAAGCTAATCTTGCTGCTTCTTTATTAGCTGAAGGCAATACAGGTATAAGAGATGCTCTTGTAGGTTTGACGGGTGATGTTCAGAAGATGCTTAATGATCATACTCTTCTCAATGATAAGCGTAATTCTAATATATTACATCTATTATCTAATGATAAATCTATAGGCTTCTTAAAGAATTTATCAGATAAACAAATATCAAGACTCTTTGGTAAAGATGCTGTAGTTCTTAAAGGTAAAAGATGTGGTGGTAAAGTTAAGAAAAGATATGGTGGTAAAAGATGTGCTTAATTAACTGCTGTTATAACTCCGGATTAACGTCCGGAGTTTTGTTATATATACAAATTTAATTCTTATGGCAATCATAAATAGTATTGAAAATATAGTTGTTAAGTCTGGTAAAGACTTTAAACGTAATGAAATGCAAGATATGTTTACTCCTCGTGCTAAAATGATGGACCAAAATCTTGCGGTTATGTCTTCTTTGCAAGAACGCGCTATTCGAAATGAAAATGCTTATAACGAAATGGCAATTAAGATGTCTGAATATAATGCAATTCAAGGTGTAGACGAAGAAGCTCTTGCTGGTAAAATAGATGAAACTCAAAGTGCTATTAAAGAGAAAGTTGATGAAGATGGAGGTTGGTTCTTCGCTGATACAGCTGTTAGTGATGGTGCTCGCAAGTTTCTTACTGATGAAGGTGTTAAAACAATTTTAAGTAATAAAGCTCAATTTGATGCTCTTATGCAACAAAATGAAGCTAGTGATGCTCCTGAAGAATACAAAGCTGCAAATAGAGCTATGATTCTTGAGAAGTTTAATAAAGCTGGTGGTAGTCTAGGTGGTAATGGTAAACAAGCAATTACTGCATTTGGTACTGCTCTCGGTAAAGGTCACGATCGTTCTATATATCAAAAAGAGCTTCTTGAAATGATGAAAGCATGGAAAGCTGATAAGCGTTCTGTATTTACTGCTGAATTTATTAAAGATGCTACTGATTTGATGAACCTTCCCGGTACATCTGAACAAGTACAAGCTACTGTTCAAAAGATTATTGCTGATAGAGGTGGTAATCTTTCCGGTGTTCTTACTCGTGATAGTACAATTGAATCTGTAACAGAAGATGAGATTCGCGAGGTATTCACTGCGGTTCTATCAGCTAAACCTGAATTTAGAACAGCTATGGCTAAAGAAGCGGAAATTGATAAGTGGCTTAATAGTAAACAAGGTGGTACTAATAGTTCTCTTGTAACTAATGCTCTTAAACAATATGTTGCTACTAACCCTAAGATGCAACAAAGTATGTTATCATCTTCTGATTTTACTAAGCTAACTAAAAAGCAACAAGCTATTGCTTTACAAGATCCTGCTGTTATTCAAAAGTATATTAATCAAGGTATGGCAAATAGTATGAGTGCTTTGCAACAACAACCTAATGAATCTGATGAAGCTTATCAAACTCGTATGGGTGTTACTTATAATAAAATCTATACAGAGCAAAATATAAGCTCATTATTGAATATGGCTAAGATTGGTGCTTATACTTCTGTTGAAAGTAAGACTGATGTTAAATGGTTTGATAATCTTCTTATTGATTCTCTTAAAGCTAAAAGAGAACAACTTGAAAAGATTAAAGGTCAAATGACTGAATCTATTGGTTTCACTAGAGCTAATCTTCCGGGTAATGCTATGATAGCTGTAGTAGATGCAAATATTAAAACTGCTACAGAAGCTTTAGATAATGCCAAGGCTACTATGGCTAAATATGAAGATGCAGAAGATGATCAATCTCGTTATCTTTATCAACAAGCTGAAAAGTCTTACATTGATGCTCAAAACATTATTCAACAAAATAATGCTATTTATGATTCAATGTTTAGACAACTTGATGGTAATAATCCTGATCATAGTGAAGTTATCGAAGATACTAAAGCTGAACTTTTAAGTTATTACCGAGGAGATAATAAAGATGAACTTGCAGCTGCTATTAAAAGTCTTAAACGTCCAGAAGATATAATTAATACTTTCTTACGATACGGTGAAGGTGCTGAATTGAAAGACTTTAGAGCTAGCTTATCTTATACTGGATTTATAGATAAAGGTAAAGTTGATAAAAGTAATCTTACTAGATACTTTTTAACTGCTGCAAATAATGTAGGTATTAAACCTCAAACAACACCTATTACTCTATTTACTCCTATTAGTAATAACAAAGCTGCATTTAGTGATGCTCTAGATGGTATTGCTAGACTTCTTGAAGATAACGCTGGTATTTGGAATTTTGCTACTGCAAGTCTTGGTGATGATCCTGAGAATGCTAAGTTCCTAGAAAAAGTTATTGGTATGCCTTTGACTTCTAGTGAAGATTTTAAAGATATATTTAGTTCTCGTAAGAGTGGTTCTGGTAATAATGCTGTATATCAGATGTCAGCTAGAAATTTATCTATTGGTTCTGATGCTACAGGTCGTCTATATTTGAAAGTTACTATACCAGCTCAAGGTGATAATCAAGTTCCTAGAGAAGCTATATTATATACAGATGATGATGGTGCTAATATGGCTCTTAGAGATGCTATGAGAAAAGGTGCTCAATGCTCATACAATCAAGCTATGACTAATCCTTATGATGCTTATCAAAGGCAAACTGCTAATGAGATTATGGCATTTAGTGGAAATATTGAACAGCTTGGTGCAGATCTTTCTCGTATTACTAATCCTCAAGAACGTTCTCTAAATAGATTTAATACTATTGGAGATCAAATGGTAAGTAATGTATCTCAAGCTCTTGATGTTATTACTAATGATACTAATATTGATCCTCGTGGTAACTATTATCCTATAACCTCTGGTGATTTTAAATATAATATTACTAAGCATCCTAGTGGTACTTATAGTGTTAATGTTCAAAAATATAATCCAGCTTTGAATCGTTACGTTAATATTGAATACGCTAAAGGTTCTTTAAATTATTCTTTTGCTGATAATGTTTCTTTACGTAATAATTTACCTGCATTGATATACAAACTTAATCATGGTAATGAACTTAAAGAAAACTTCATTCCTACTCAATATCTTACTCCTCAGCAAAAGAGTGCTTATGATGTTTCTTATTGGTCTAATGATCCTCTTATGTTAAGATAATATGCCTAACGATAAAACGTATGAAGCAATACCTCTATTTGGAGAGGATGGTAAGATTCAATATAATGGTGAAGTTAAACCTATATTTGATCAAATAGGTTCTCAATCACCAGATAATCGTATGGATAATTACGAATATTTGAATCTTACTAAAAAGCATAACGGTAGTATAGGTATTACTCCTAGTAACTATCGTAATTATGTAGAGAGTCGTGCGAGAAATCAATCTATTTGGAATCGTATTGGTAACTCTCTTGTTCAAACAATTGGAGAAATAGTTGGAGGTACAATAGAAAGTGCGGGTTCATTGCTCGCACTTCCTGCTAAACTTATTGGAAGTGATGAAGCTTATACTCGTAACTTCTTAGAACGAATTGGTAATTCTATTAATGAAGGTACTAGAGAAGCATTTCCTATTTATATGACTGAACAAGCTCAACATGGTAGTTTGTTAGATCGTATGGGTGGAGGTGGTTATTGGGCGTCTATGGTTCCCTCTATATTAGGTAGTGCTGCTAGTATAATGCTACCTGCTCGTGGTGCTTCTCTATTACTTGGAAAAGCCTTTAGAGGTGCTGTGAATCTCGGAAGTAAATCTAAATACGTTAAAGATGTATTTGGTATTGCTAATGAAATGCAAAAAGCAAAAGCTCTAAGTGGTGCTAGTAAAATCGCTGATATTTATGGTTCTGCTGTAATTAGTAGAGTACTTGATTCTTCACGTGAAGCCTATGGTACTTATGAACAAGAACGTGAATGGTTTCTTAATAATTATAAGAACTATGTTGAACGTGATGAAAATGGTAATGCTATTCTTAAAGCTCCGGGATTAGAAGAAGTTCCTCTAAACGATACTAACATTGAAAGTATTGCCGATAGATATGCAGATAATGCAGCTTCTAAAGGTTATTGGAGATCTATGTCTAATATAGCTTATGATATAGTTGAGTGGATGAATATCTTAGGTACTGCTAAAACTCTTACTAAAGCTACTAGAGATAACATTCGTAAAGCTATGGCAACGGGTGATAAATTTGCTATAGTTCGTACATTAAATGCTATACCTAATGCTGATAGAAGTCAAATTCTTAGAGCTATTGGAGGTTTCGCTGGAGGTTCTCTTGCTGAAATGGCAGACGAAATGACTATGAGCATTGCGATGCAAGAAGGTACTCATGCAGCTCGTAAAGATTTTGGTTTACTTTCTGATACTGACGCTCTTACTGATTTTAGCATGAGAGTTAGTAGTTATCTTAAAGATCCTGATATTTGGACTGAAGGTATTGGAGGTCTTTTAGGTGGTGCTGGTATGCAAGCAATAATGCCATTTATTGAAACTAAGATCAATAAACGTGGTATTGAAAGAGAACATGAATATCTTAAAGGTATTGAACGTGCTACAGAAGCTATGCGTTCAGGTCTTGACGGTATTGTTGAATCTCTTGCAGAAGGTGATATAGTTGGTGCTAAACTAAAAGAACAAGAAGCTATTCTTAATCAAGTTGCAGCTAATAGTCTTGACGGTTCACTTGAGTTCTATAAAGAGATGCTTAGAAATATGAGTGCTTCTCTTAAAGAAATTCAATCTATTAAAGATAGAAGAGATAGAGGTGAAGCTATTAGTGCCGAAGAACAAATTGCACTTGATAAAAGTGAATCTCTTCTGGCTAATGCTAATTACTTTGAGCAAACTCTTAATAAAATAGAAGCTGTTGAAAGTATATATAAAGATCATTTTGATTCAATTGAAGGTTCTAATGACAAAAACGAATATGAATATCATAGACGTCTAGCTAATCTTGAAGCTCAAAAGAAACTTAATGAAATTGAAATATCTAATATTACGGCTAATCCTGAAGAGTATGCTAAACGTGAAGCTGAATCTAAAGAATATCTTAATAACTATGTTGATAATAAGTATTCTAATGAAACAGAAAGAACTAACAAAAAGGCAGCTCTTAATGAATATGCTAGACAATCTGCTAATTTAGAATCTACTAAAGAGGCTATTAGAATTTATGATGATATAATATCTAATCTTAAAACTAAAATTGATGAAATTGAAAAATCTATTGCTGATGCTTCTAAAGATGCAACATCAGAACAACTATTAAGTCTTAAAATTGCTCTTAAAGGTGCTAATAGTAAACTTGAAAATAATAACAAAATATTAAAGCAACTTCAAGCTACTAGAGATACATCGGCTAAAGCTATAGAAGAATTAGATATTAATTCTGATGATAAAGATGCAGCTAAACAAGCTAGAACTATGTTAGCTAATCTTATTAATCCTAAAGAAGCTAAAGAGTTCTTTGATAAACGTAATATAGCTATCAACGCTGAACTTGATTATTATCTTAATGGTGATGGATATAATAATCTTAAAGATGAAATCAAGTTATATGAAGATGAAATCAAAGCTTCTAATAATAAAGATTTAATAAATGAACTTGATACTTATAAGTCATCTGAATCTTTACAAAAAGATGAAGCTAAATTCTCAAATACTGATGAACGTTTAGCTGCATATAAAGCTAAATTAGCTAGATTGAAAAAACAAGAAGCTGATAATAAAGCTGCAATTGATCGTCAAACAGCAGCCATTAATGCAGAAAAAGAACGTCAACTTAAACTAGATAAAGAGATTAATGATCTTAAAACAGATGATTCATCTGATAAACCTAAAATAGGTTCTGGAACATTTGGTAAATCATATACAGATTTTAAAGGTATTGATAGTTTATCTAAAGAAGCATCTGATGTTTATAACAGTATAATATCTGAATCTCAAGTATTAAATATTCCTATAAGTACTATTATAAATAATAGACTTAAAGCTAAAAATTTATCTTCTAAAGACGCAATGATTCTTAATGAAATTAAAGAGTTTAATGCTAATACTGAAAAAGCTTTAGATAATTCTTTTGACACTATGACTATAACAGATCTTAGATGGATTGTTATTAGACTTGCTGCTAAATATTCTCTATTTGATAATATATTTATGGCACATAGATTTAAATGGAATGATGCTGTTACAGGACAAGAAATCGAATATATACCTAATAAAACTGGAGGTGATGTTAGTGCTGAACTTAATGATTATCTTCAACATTTGAGTCGTTATACAGCACAAGTTCTTAAAGCTAGTGGTAAACCTTTACCTTCATTCTTAGCTGATGAACACTTTGGTCTTGAGGAAACAACTAAATCAGATATTAATAAACTTACTAATAAAATTATTCAAGAAGCTAAAGCAATTCAAACCAAATTTGATTTAATCAATGATACTATAGAAGATAATCTTGGTCGTAAGAATCCTAAATATACTCTCTATGTTTCTATAGGTGGAGTTGAATATAGAGTTCTTGATACTCCTAATCCACGTAAAGATGCTGGTATTCGTCTTGAAGGATTTGAAGGTCAAATTAATCGTTATGTGCTTACTCCAGCTAACATGAGTAATCCTAATGATGATTATATTCTTATTGCAAAGCATACAGGAGATTCCTCTCGCGACCAGTCCTTGTCCCCTACTGGGGGCTACGAAGCTCAACAGAGTTCTACAGATGAAACTACTGTTCTTAAAACTGAAGTTACAGAAGATTCTTCTAAAGCTAATGGTATTACTACTGAATTTCAAAGTGATACTACTACTGAAAATCAAAATGATATACCAATCGAATTTGTTAAAGCCTCAAATCAGCCTGTTATAGACTTTAAAATTGAAGGGGTGAATCTAGAATCCATTAATGAATTTTTAGTGGCTCTATTGAGCCAAAATGAGGCAAATTCAGCCTTATTTGATTCGAATATGCTGAATACTTTGCTATTAGTTCCGAAGCTATTAAAACATACTAAAGGTAGCACTAAATATGATAGTGATACTTTTATTAAAAATCTAATGAATAAATATTTTACTGATAATAAACTTAATAAACAAGAAAAGTTAATTGTAGATGCTGCTATTAAATTATCTAATGCAGTATATATAAATATCGATGGTAATAATAATACAATTAGATTAAATGATGGTAGTTCAGTTAAAATAGCTGTTGATGCTTTAAATGAATTAAAAGGTCTTTATAGTAAAAATTCTGATTGGGAATTAGATATGAATTCAATTAATACTGCTCTTAATGCTTCTTTTGAATCAGATTTTATATCTAAAATGGCTCAGATTCTTACTAGTGATTCTAGTTTAAATTCAGATGCTATTGCTATAAGACTTGATGAAACTCTTCATAATAAATATGCTTTAATTTCTCAAGATTTAGGAGGTATCTTTATTGATAACTTTAATCTTTTTGGTTCTCTTGTTGCTTTTATTAGTGATAAAAGTGGATTTAGAACTACTAAGATTAATTATTATGATCTCGTTAATGGTATGCGTGAATATCGAGGTGATAATTATAAAAATCTTATTCCTGAAATTATGTCTATTATAAATGTTACTAATTTTCTTAAAACAGAATTTGGTAATAGACGAGATTATTATAATGCTAAATTTAGAGAAACTAAAGATAATCTTTATAAAGAACTTTATAATAATTATAGTTTCTTTTATGATCTTATAGATACTGAAGCTACTGGAGGTTTACCTCTTAATGAATCTCAAGTAATTGATTTTATTAATCGTACTCCTGAGATTATTAGTAAAACCTATCATGAAGGTCTTGATATTACTTTTAATCCTAATGGTGCTCCAGAAGATATTTTAAATAATACTATTACTTCTAATTTAGGTATATACGAAATACTTTCGGATATTAGTAAAGGTGATGAAGTTTCTGTGGTAAGAACTAATCTTGAGGAAAATCCGAATAAAGCTACATATGATATAGTTATTAATCGAAATGGTAAAGAATATAAATTAGGTTCTATCCCTAAATTAGAAACTATTATAGAAGGTATAGCTTATACTGTTGAAGGTGCAAATGGTCAATATTATCCACGTAAATTTGCATTTACCGATGAAATGGCTAATATATTTGCTGAATATCAAAGAGAGATCTTTAGATTCATGTTTCATTATGATAGAGCTTTTAAACCTCGTAATAATATATCTGCTAAAGATAGAGAAGATTCTGAACGTAACATGGAGATTATCTTTGATCTATTTAGAAAAGATAGATTTAAACCTCTAATGAATGCTTTTAAAGAACTTATATATTCTAATTTAACTTCTAAGCAAATTAAAAATATTCTCGATAGTGAAACTCTTACTAGTATAGTTGATTCAGAATATGAAGGTTCTGTGGATGGTGAAATAGATATTAACAATGTAGCTCTTTCATATAATCAAATATATCAAATATGTCTTGATTTATTTCCTGCATTTAGAATTACTAATTCAAATATGCAAAGTATTATAAATGCTAATGGAATTAAGAAACATTTTAATGATTCTATTAATCGTCATGAAATGATTTTTAAAAATAATCAAGCTATACGTAATGATATACGTATGACTGGTTCTAATATTTTTAGAATAAGTCATATTAGTTCAGGTAGAGTATTGATTAACGATGAAGCTCGTACAGAAGATAAAGAAGCTAAACAAGGATTACCTATTATGCATCATCGTAATTCTTTAGTTGAATCCATTAAACCTACTAAAGATGTTGTTGATTCTAAAGGTAAACCTAGAGTTCAAATTGTTTATATTGATGAAACAGGTATTGCTAGAGATCCTAAAACTGGAGGTATTATTCAAAATATAAATAAATTTTCTAGTAATCATATTGGTGATATATTTATTGGTAATAGACAAGGAATATCTGTTGTTATTCCTCAAACAGATGAGATAAACACTTTATTTCCTACAAGTCCTAATACTATAATGGGATCTATTACTAACGAAACTGAAGAAGCTCGTATTAATAAATTAAATAAATATAATAAATATATTAGTGATGCTATTAAAGAAATTCTTGCTCTAAATAGTGGTAATATAACTGAAGCTAGACTTGAAATTTCTAATAGACTTCAAAATATTATTATATGTAGTGAAAAAAGTTCAGCTACACAAGACGATATTTATTTTCAATCAGGTAATACTGCTGATGGAAGTAAACGTTTTGTTATGATGAAATCTGTACTTGGTGAAGGTAAAGGCAAAATTGCTTATCATAAATTTATTCAAACTTCTATTGATGGACGTGAAGCAATTATTCATTATACTTCTGGAAATAAACTTGATGTTTCTAACTATAATGGTGCCTTAAATCATCCTAGTTATCCACATACTATATATTATCTTGATACTCCAGCTGATGTTCAAAAGTTTAATAATAAGCTTAATAGTATAATTCCAAATATGGTTCGTCAATTTGGTCTTAAAGATGGAGCTGCTGTATCTAAAGATTCTAATGATAGTTCATATACTACAGGGTATACAGATCCAATTACTGGAGACCAATACGAAGATATATATGAGTATTATATGGCTACTAATGCTATATACTCTGATGTTGCATATATTAAGAATAAATATGGAGATGTTATAAGCAATGTATCTATATCTGGTAATTCACCTATTAAATTCTCTATTGCTACTAAAGCATTTGATAATAATTCAGAAGTTACTCAACGTTTTTATGATCCTGTTGAATTACTTAAAACTGTTCAAGATGATGAACGTTATAAAGAGGATTGGAGTAATATTGCAGAACTTTCTAATATTCTTGAATATGAAGCTGGTATAAATCCTGTATATGTTAAACATACTGTTAGCAGAATTCAAGTGTTTGAAAAAGGTGAAGGTTCTACTAAACCTGTAAAAACTTCTACTGATATTGATGGCTTTTATCGTAATCAATTTAGAATTGATGTTAATTATAATTGGGAACTAGCAAATGAAGAAGCGCATAAAGGTTATTTAACTCGTACTCTAGCACATGAGATGATTCATACTTATATTATGAAGTTCTTTAATAGTACTATGCGAGATATTAATAATCCTGAGAAACTTGCTCAACGTGAAGCTCTTATTGATTATAATAATAAAGAGTGGCAAACATGGTTTGAAGACTTTACTAAAGCTATTACAAATACTCGTCAAGAACTTGCTAATAAAACTGATTTAAATGATAGAGAAAAGTTCTTAAAAGATATGCTTCGAGATGGAGGTATAGTTAATAAATTAATTCAAGTTATAACCAATGAATTTACTAGCATTAATGAATCTATTTCTCGTAAGCTAGAAGCTAGAAAAAATGGAGCTAAAGTTGTAATTAATGGACAAGATGCTGTATCTGAAATTATTACTTATGCTTTAACTGATCCTCGTGTATTTAGACTTCTTAATGAACTTAAATCCACTACTGATAGAGTTGAAGGTTCTGAAGATATTGAAACTCCTACATTTTGGGATAAGTTTAAAAAAGTATTACTTAATATATTTCAAAAGATATTTGGAGTTATTGATACTAAAGTTAAAGCAGATTCATTAATGGAACGTCTCAATGATACTATTAATAGAATTTATAATAAAGATTTTAGAGATATGGATTCTAATGTTACAATTAGTAGCATTCGGTGGAGCTTAGAAGCCCCCGGTAGAGAAAGAGATGTGGTAGAGAGAGGAACGTCTGCTGAAACTACGGTTGAATCTCCTATTCTTACTGAAACTAAAACTGAAATTCAAACTGAAGAGTCTATTGATACTACAATTGAAGAAGATGAAGATATTGATTGGGATGATGATTATGTTGATATTAAAGGTGATCTTAAATTATCTATGTCTTTATCTGATTCTTCATCTATTGCAATTAACATTTCAAAATATTTAAATGATTCGATTGTTAGTTTAAATAAAAATACTAATTTTGATGAAACTAATAAACGTATTTGTTAAACGTATAAAATTTATATTATGGGTTTAGATTGTAATATTATCCCACAAATTAAAGTCGGTGATGAATATGTTGATAGCAAATGTTTTAAAGATCTTTGGGATAGGGCTAAAAAGCTCTATCCTTTTGATGCTTCTAAAGCACGTGCTGTTGCTAAAGCTGACTATGAAACTCTTAAATCTAATACATTTACATCCGAGAATGGGGATTGGATTCTTTTGCGTGCAATACAGAATAGCAAACTAACAGACGCTCAATTTGCCACTTTTCAAAGCATCTATGGTAATAATATAGATAGGTTGACCAAAAGTATTACCGTGCCATTAAATGAGCAGGGAGAGCCGGAAATAAGCCAATTATGGAATATGGATATTGCTAAGAAGTCTGAAATTTTATATGAAGATGATTATCCTTTTATTGCTGATAGTGAGCAAATGTATTTGAATCGTATTTTTGCTGCTATTGCATTCAGAAGTGAATCTGAATTTAAGAATCTTAATTATAAAGATTTCAAAAATGGTATTAAAATTCGAGATATAATTGCTAAAGCTGTTCTTCAATATGCTTCTAATGCTAATCCAGATTTAGGTTATTTAGGCTATTCAGTCCAACTTAAGAATTATCGTAATCGTAGATCTAAAGAACTTAAAGATGAAGGTAAGAATGTTGCTGAAATAAAAGCTATTGTTCAAGATGAAGCCATTTATAAAGAACTTAAAAGTAAAGCTGATAATCTTATAGCTCTTGCTGACCAACTGAAAAATGTAGACAATAAAAATATATGGCAAAGTTTCGTTAATTATTATAAAGCTGAATTTATGGCTGATATTAATGATTACGATATTGAAGATCATATGACTATGGGTGAGCTTAATGGAGCTACTATGACAGATGAACAAAATATTAATAAATCTTGGAATAGTTCTCTTCAGTTTAAAGTCAATCGTAAAGATACAGCTTCTTCTCGTTTTAAACGTATGCTTACTGAGATGATTTATAATAATCAAAGTAATCTTATGATGCGAGTTGAAGATACTCAATTAAATGGTACAGCTTCTTATTATAACAAATATGGTTTAACTATGCCATTTGATATTAATGTTTTATGGAATTCTTTAATTGATGTTACTAGATATGCTGCAAATAAAGAAGAACTTATAAATAGTCTTAAAGTTACTTCTGAATCTGTTTATAATGGTCAACTTAAACCTTTAATTGATAAATTAGAAATTCTTCCAAACGATGATGCTTCTACTATAGAATCTAAAGAAATATTCTATAATATGTATATGGCTTCAGTTGATATGGCAACAACAGTTGTAACTCAAAGTGAAACTATGAGTTATAATATGTCTGAAACTGATTATAATATGTCGTACGCTGTTCGAGAAAGTAATCGTCAATCTTTTGCTATTACTAATGTGTATAATCAATATCGTAATATTCTTACTAATAAGTTTCAAAGAATTAGTACTAGAAGTGCTGTTCAATTTGATATAAATGCTTTGTATAAAACTGGTAAATCTATTACAGATAAAGTAAATAGTTTACTGTATAAATCTAATAATGCTGGTATTAATTGGACTCCTAATACTATATTCAATTATTTATCTATTAAATTTAATGTTCCTTTTGATGTAATTAAAGCTTTATATGTTGATGGAAATGCAGATAATAAAGTAAATGCTTTAATTCATCAAAAAATTGAAACTGAACTTGTTCATATTGATGATGTATTTGATAAGATATTTAATCAAATAAAAGCTAATATCACAGATAAACAAAGTGAAAGAGCTAAAGATCGTCAAGCTAATAAAATTCGTAATTTGTTTTATGATACTTATAAACCAGGTGATACAATTAATTCTATCGTTGATGATATGAGAGGTAGAATTAATATTTTAGCTACTATAGGTAGTTGTGATCCTTCAATTAAAGTAGATTTAAGTTATATTAATGTTGAAGGTGAACAAGAATATACTCCTGAGTTTTATAATCATATTACTTATATGTTGCAAGGTATTGTTAATCGTATAGGTAATGTCAATGTTGAATTAATGAAATATCGCTTTGCTGATTTTCTTAAATCTAAAGGTACTAAATATAATCCTATTATTTGGAATTTAGGTAATGGTACTGGAGGAAATGGTAAAGGTTTCTTTAATTTTAAAAAAGATGATAGAGGTAATGAAGTTTTAGACGAAGATGGATATAGAATATTAGATCCTATTAATCCTGTAAATATTGAAGCTGTTAAAGCATTTGAATATTCTAGATTTAATGGTCTATCTAATAGAGATCAAGGTATTGGTACACCATATGTTGATATGCATGATTATATTTGGACTCGTGATGTTATTCTTCGTCAAATGCAAGAACGTTATTCATTACCTTCAGCTGATGCTTCTCGTATATATGAATTTGTTACAGGTAATATATTAACTGAATCTAATAGTGGTAAAAGAGCATTACCTTTCAAACTTATAGATAATAATGGTACTTTCGTTAATTATCGTATAGCTAGAACTAATGATCTTGAATCTAATTATACTTTCCAAAGAGTTAAAGATACTCTTCGTACGGAGATGGAAATGATGTTAGATGCTAGACGTATGCTATTCGATTATGATTCTACTACTCATAAACTCACTTTAAAAAAAGAATTTACTAGAAGTGAAGACGAAGTTCGTGAAGAGTTTAATAATATGAATCCTGATGAAAGAGCTGAGATTGTTCATAATAAATTTAATGGTGATATTAATTTAGCATTTGAAGATTACTATAATCATTATTCTTTTAATAAAGAAGTATTTGAAGGTCTTCAAGCTCCTATATTCTGGGATGGTAAGAATGTTATTAAAAATGGTAAACCTACAGGTAATATCTTTAAGTTTGGTAATCTTAATTTCAGATATACTGATGAAAACGGTAATGTATCTGTAAGAAGCATTATAGATTATATAGAAGACGCATTTAAAGAATTACATCCGGATGAATTAGCTTCTTTCGGTAAATTCGAACCTTTTATGATATGTGGTGAAGATTTCTCTACTGCATACGGAGATGTAATCGATAATGCTTTTATGAGAATGTTTGTTGATAGAATGAATAGTCATTTACAAGATGCTTTTGATTATTTAGTTCCTATCAGAGATAATATTCAATCTACTCTAACCTATAAGAATCAACTTAAAGTTATAAGTGAACAACTTCCAGATGATTATAAAAATGATCGTTATTGGGGATTTGTTGTTGCTAATCTATTAACTAATCATTATATTGCAGATATTGCTATTCAAGAGTTATTCACAGGTTATACTTTTGAATTTAAGAATGCTCTTGATTGGGCTAAACGTGCATCTCAAGGTGTTAGACCTGGTTCTAAAACTAGAAGTAATACAACTTATACTCAGATTATCGTAAGTGATGTTAAACTTAGAGATAATATGATTGATAAAATTGTAGCACCTTTTGTTAAATCAGATGAAACTACAACTAATACTCTTCGACGTAGATTTGGTATTGATAAGATTACAACAGCAGACGCATTTAATATTATAACTCAAGATGAATGTATAGCTCGTTTTAAAGCTATGGGTAGTTATGATAGTTTTACTTTACCTTCTGGTAAAACTCTTAAAGAGATTGTAGAAGATGAAGATACTTCTATTAGTTCACAAGATTATGCACGTATTGTTGAACAATTAAAGTATTATTTCTATAAACGAGGTAAATCTACTCTTAATAATAGATTTAATACTGATATTGTATTTTCACATCAAGATAAAAATTCAACTCTTGTTATATTCAAACGTATGTATAAGGGTACAAATTATGAAACTCTTTATGATTGGATGAAACAAGAAGGTATTGATTCTATTAACTTTGCATCTGGACATAAAGTTGGTGGTTTACCTCAAGTTAAGCTCTTTAATATTGCTAATAATGAACAAGATGCTATTCTTAATATTCAATATAATGAATCTACTAATCGTTATGAATTAAAGAATTATCCTAAAGGTATTGATACTTTTAAACATACTCTTAGTCATAGTAATCTCTATGTACAACAAGAAGTACCTTCTCATTTAATGGATGAAGAAAATAAAATTGGTACTCAGCTTCAAAAACGTATTCTTGATAATCTTGTATTTAATGGAGAATACTTTATTGCTGGTACTGTACGTAAAGGTAAAACAGGAGATAAATCTTTTGATAAAGCTGGTGTATTTGAATATTATCAAATGCTTCTAGCTACTAATGCTAATGATGAAATGTATCGTTTGCTTTCTGATTGGGGAGCTATTGATAATGAGGGTAATATAAAATATAAATCTATTAATGACAAGAATGTAGTTGAAGTTAATTTAGATTTAGTTCTTACTGATCTTCGTAGATATTTTAATGAAACTGAAATTGATAGAAATTTCATTAAAGCTACTATGATGATAGATGGTAGACCTTTTATACCTTTTTATCATCCTACTATTAAAAGTAGAATTGAATCTGTTCTATTAGCTCGTATTACACGTAGAGTTACCAATCTTAAACTTAAAGGTGCTCACGTTACTATTCAGCCTGATACTTTCTTACAACCTGCATCTGTTACGTTGGACAAAAAAGGGTTAATTAAAGGAACTCAAGCTAATGTTTCTAAGATGTATCATGAAGGTCAAATTAAATTCTCTGATGACTATTGGAAACTTAGAGCTGAACTAAATGAAGATGGTAGTATTAAAAGAGATGCTAATGGTACTCCAATTATTAAAAAAAATGCTGATTTTAAACTTCAAAGTGAATGGTGGGAAGAAGTTAAACAAGAAGATGGTTCTGTTAAACAAGTATTTCATCCTGCCGAAATCATTCTTAATAATTGGGATTCTCGATTTAAATTAGATGCTGATGGAAATCTTGATTTAAATACTGTTCCGGAGAATCTTAGAACTATGTTTGGTATTCGTATTCCTACTGAAGGACATCAATCAATGTTTATAGCTAAAGTTGTTGGTGTTCTTAATAATGGTGCAAGTCAAGCTATTGTTCCTGAACATCTTGTTACTCGTACTGGTTGGGACTACGATATTGATAGTATTTATCTTTCAATGAAAGAATTTGATGTTATTGATGGCAAATATATTGAATATACTAAAAGCGATAGTAAAACATATAAACGTCAATCTTTAGAATATGTTGCAGATGTTTATTTTGCTAAAGCTAAAGATTCACTTAAACAAGATTATCTTAAAGTTAAAGTTCCTTTAATTAATCAACTTGGTGATATTAATGAAAAGATTAATACTCAAACTGGAATAAATGATCCTATATTAACTAGATTAAAAGCTGAATATACAGATCTTCAAAGAGAACGCTTTTATTCAAAAAACACTTCTGAACGTGAAGCTTTAGCTAAAGCTATGGAAGCTAAAGAAGTTGAAATTGAATCTTATAATACAGCTAATTTAAATCCTGTTATAACTGATTCGGAACTTAAAGCTCTTTATGATGAAAAAACTGAAATCTATTCTAAACTCAAAGAAGCTAAGAAAGATTATGATGCTAAATATAAAGAATTTATAGATAAAATTGTTATTGTCAAATGGAATGAACTTAATGATTATGGAAGAATGCCAAGAGCTGCTAAAGATAATGCTATTATTGATACTTGGATTGGTATTCATTCTGATCTTAAGAATACTCTTAATAAAGAAAAACCTAATGAATTTGAACATAGTAAATCTGCTGCTTCTTATATAAATAGAATTGCGGGTTATGATAACTCTATGATGAATCAGCATTTTCTTATTGATCAAATTAAGATTCGTAATATTAATAATAATATTGCAGTGCTTAAAGGTCAATCTATTGCAGCAGATAATGCTCTATCTATAATGGGATTTATTGAAACTAAACTATCTGATGATTTTGCTATTCCTATTAGACTTAATTTTAGTGATATTGCTGGATATAGTGAAGATATTCCAAATAAAGCTGAATGGGCTAAGAAACAAATTCTTAAAGCTTTTAAAGAAGAGAAATTATCTAATGGAGAACATAGTATTGAAATTAATGTAGATGATAGTACAATTACTGTTTGGTGTCGTAGTTTATATAATAACGATTATGGTACTTGGATAGATATAAATGGCGAACCTATATCAGCTCAACGTTCTGAATTAACTTCTCATATTCTTGATGCTGTTAAGGATAATCTTTGGTTTAATCTTAATACTTATACTATTGGTAATACTGCATTATTAGCTTCATTTCCTATAAGTTGGAATGCTAATTTAAAATCTAAGAATACTAAAGTAGAAGGTGTTAATAGATATATTTATTCAGCTCTTATTGAATCCCAACAAATCATTAGTGATTTTGTTACTAATATTTCTATTAAATCTATAGAGAACTCTAATAACTTTACTAATATTAGTTTTCATAATATTCGCAGTGATTATATGATTGACGCCGCAACTGTTATGAGTAAACTTCTTATTAATACAGGTGAATCTTTTAAAGATTTTATTAAAGACTATTTTGCATTTAATCAAGATAATGTAGGTCTTAAAGCTGTTATTAATAAAATTAATAAATTTCTAGCACAAGAAGATTTATCTAATTTTACTATAGCTAAAGCTCATAAACACGGTTTAACTATAAATCAAAATCAAGTTCAAGCTATGGCTAGATTTATTGAAGCTATTGCTGAAAAAACAAGTATTACATCATATGAGATAAATAGTGGAATTAAGAATAAAGCTAAAACTATAACTGAACTTGATGCTCTATTCAAAGAAGGTCAAAATTATAAACATAATGTTGAAGATCTTGAAGCATATGCTAATTATCTTAATCGTCAACTTGAAGTTTTAGATTATTATATGTACGTTGATAAAGCTGTGAATGCTATGAAACGTGCACAGGGATGTCTTATTACTGAAAAGAAAGGTGCTGGTCCTAAAACTTCTGAAAGTAATAAACTCTTTGAATCTATTGCTATGCTTCAACATAATGTTAACACTTTAGTTCAAAATGCAAAAAACGCTAAAGTTCCTGACACTATGATTGATGAACTTCTTTATAAATACTATAGTGTAAATGCTATTACAGATAAAGGTAAAGTTATAGATGATTGGATTGATAAAGCAAATGATTATCTTTTATCTATTACAGATGTTGAAGATAAACCTATTCAATTAAGTAAACCTAAATCTCCTTTTAGAATAGGTAATCAATCAATGATTGAAGCTATATTTCCATCTATTACTAATCCTAATTGGAAAATAGAAGATAGTGCTTATCCTATTCTTCAACAGCAATTATATTCTACTAATGAGATGTCTGTTAATATGTTTCATGATATATTTATTAGTGAAAATCCTCTTTTTAAAGATAAGATTAATTATTGTATGGCTAAACTTGGTCAGAATAATAATCCTGAACTCAGAGAAGCTCTTATTAATTATGCTATAATTGATAAGATTCGAGATATGTCATTCTTTAATGATAATAGTAAAAGTCCAGAAACTGTTCTTGAAGATAGAGCTAAACTTCTTGGTTGTACTAGAATTATTAAGAATGATAAGAATGAATTTAGATTCCAATTAATTACAGATTTATCTCTTACATCTGTTAATCTAAAAACCTGGTATAATGAAACTGAAAATAGATCTTATACTCATGCTGAAAAAATAGCTATGTTTAAAGATTTACCAGTAGGTATTCAATTAGCTATGGTTAAAAATACATTAACTGATGGTAAATATGTAGTAGTTAATGGACAATATATTACTAAAGGTAATCTTAAACTTAATCCTAATCATATTCTTTCTTTATTATCTTCAAATACTATGGAAAGTATTATTATAAAAAATGGTTACATAGGTATTTCAACTAAAGAAAGTGATGATATTGATTTCACTAGAGATACATTCTTTCAACTTATTAATAGTCCTGATGAGTATTGTCGTATTCTTGGGGAAAATCTAGTTAAATATGCGTTTTGGATTAATAAACTTGATTTCGGTCGTAATCTATCTAAATATATTCCTATTGATCTTTACGGTAGATTTAAAACTAAAAATGATGGTTATATAAGTGCTTATAAGACTACTTGGGGAGATCAATTCGATTCTATTAATTTTGAATCTATTGATGGTACTAGCGATAAAGATATAAGACTTGCGATGAGAGAACAAGGTATTATCGATGGAGGTAGTAACTTTAGATCAAATAATACAGCTCTTTATAATTACGCTAATGCTTTATATGCTAGTCAATCTAATGAAGATAATATTCTTCTTAGAGATAACGAAGAACTCGATCGTTTTATTGAAGCATTTGTTAGAGCTAATTCTGATAATACTCGTATCGTTAAATATATGAAACCTGAATATATTTATGATACTAATAGTGGTAAACAAAGAATTAAAGATCAAACTCCTACTTTTACTAGGATTACTAAAAGTAATTTATCAAGAAATGCTTTTGGACTTAAAGGTGGAATTGCAAATGAATGGCATAATGATGTTGACCCTGAAGTTCGACAGTATATAGAAGATGCTCTCAATAGTATTCTAAAAAATGCAATTATTGTTAAGCATAATGATATATGGAATATTGTTGGTCAAATGATTATTGAACCTACAATATTTGTTAATAATTCTCGTTATGCTAATGATATGTATCTTAAGACTCGTGAAAAAGTTATAGATAAAGAACTTACTGGTCTTAAGAAATCTTATAAAGCTAAATTACCTGAAGGTACTCTTTATAAACGTTTTGATATTAATGATTGTACTTTTTATTATCCTATTAATAAAACGTTTAAATCTGAATATTTAACTACAGCTAATGATTACTTTAAATATAATATTGAAGCTCAAGAAATATATGAGAAAATAGCTACAGTTCTTAGTAAGTTCTATCGTAAATTTAATAATTCTGTTACTAATACTGAATCTCATGGAAGTTTAACACAAGCTATTGATGCTGCTACAAGTAATGCAGATATTACTATTTATATTGGGAATGAATCTGATACTAATAGAGGTCTTATTGCTAATGATGATGTTATTACTATATCAACCCAGCGAATCATCGAAGATTCATATAATACCGAAACATTACCGGCTAATATCAAAAATTTGGCACTAATCGCCAACGGAGAGCCACTTTCTCAACTCGAACAATTAAAAGTTCAAGGACAAATTTTCAAGGGCTTAGAAAGTCTTATTCAAAGACTAAATCCAACAAATATTAGTGCAATTCAAGCTGATGGTATTAATGATATTATAGTTGATTATATTGGTATTAAAAAGAATGCTACAACTACAGTTCATACTATTAATAGTACAACACCTAAGTTCTCTATGGTTTTAGATACTCAGTTTGTAGCAGATGATAATACTGGATTAGGTATATCAAATCTAGAATTTATTAATACTCTTTATGAAGTTGAGAAGACAGCTATTGGTAATACTAAGTTACTTCGAGATGAAATGTCTATCATGGGAGAACTTAATACTGATTTAGAGAAACTAGACGCTAGAGCTAAAGATGAAATAGCTAAACTAGGTAGGGATATGAATAGTCTTCCTAATTACATTGATACTTTCAAGTATAATGCTAGAATATTTGAGAGTGTTAAAGATATGATTAATAATATAGTCATTGATTTAAATACTAATAGTATTGCCGATTTATGGACTAAGAAAACTCCTGCTGATCGTAAACAATGGGTTACCGATTTAAATAAACTTAGTAGTCTTATTAAATCTCAAACTTATATTGAAGATTTAAATCCTATTGATGAAGCTAGTTTTGAAAATGCTTCTCAAACTATTAAAGATTCAATTAAAGATTTTAATGAAGCTCTTCTTAATCTTAAAGGTTTATATGCGGAAATAATTCCTCTTAAGCGCAAAGTTATTGATGCTTCTAAGATTTATTTTGGTATTATGATGAATCAAAAATCACATAATGCTAGCTTTAATACTAAATTTAAATATATTCAAGATAAACTCGTTGAAACTGGATTTGAATCTGATGATATTGGTCCATATCTTGTAACTGAGAAAGATATTCAAGAAAATATACGTACTATGTTAGGTGATAATCTTGATTTATCTACAGCTATTAAATGGTTAGATTCTGCTGCACAAAGTGGAATTCCTATTATTGATACAGTTCTTTCTCAATATGAACTTCATGCTCTTAATGCTACTGAATTTGCTCTTAATAAAAATAAGCAAGCATTTACATTATTCAAGAAGTATCCTAACTTTTATTCAGAGAAGTCTAATGGTAAACCCAATATCAAATTTTCACAAGCTCGTTCGAATGACTTTAGAACTAAGTTTATTAATGATAATAATGCTCAATTAACTACTCCATTTGATATAGTTAAAGCTGCATTTGATTATGCTCAAGTTAAAGCCTCTATATATGATGAATATATTCGTAAAAGAAAAGCTCTTGAACCTGCACTTGAATCTGACGATTTTATTACAGTTAAAAATGCTCAAGACGCTTTAGCTAAACTTGAAAAAGTTCATATAAAACGTGTGAAAGCTGCTGGTAAAGGTATTTATTCAACAATGAATGTTTCTATTCCTGCTGAATATAAAGGTAGACTTGAATTAAAACTTGAAGATGTATACGCTAATCCTAAAAATTATTTTCCTAATCTTACGGATACTGAAGCTTATTACTATATTAAACTTATTGAACGTGTTTATAAATCTAAGATACGTAAGAAGTTTGCTCAAGTGAATGGTATTAAACTTAAAGTTCAAGGTCAAACTACTAATAAAGTTCTTCTTGAAATTAAAGTTTGTCGTCCTGAATATCGTGATTCTAAATTTAGTAAACTTGCTAAAAACGATATTGATATGATTGTTGAAATGCAAGAATTATTTGCAGAACTTAATGATGTTGCTATGCCTAACACTGTTAAAGGAGCAAATTTCTTTCCAACATTTATATCTGCTAGTTATAGAGATGTTCTCAAACAAGCTATTGGATGGCACGAATTACAAGATGATGATTATAAGAATACATTAAGTGGTGAAACTCAATATTATCTTAAAGCTACAGCTCTTAATCGTCCAGAAGTTAGAGGTAGAATTAAATATGATCTTTATTCTATAACTAATGTTGATACTTATAACGCTTTAATTGAAAAAGCTAATAATATAGCTAAACATAGAAATTATCATAAGCCTATAACTTCTATTAGCGATATAGTTGAATATAATCAAACTCTATCTGATAAGCAAATGAATGAGCTTAAAGATAGAATGAATTATGATCCTCTTAATGTAACTCTTAATTATATTAATCAACTTAAACGTATTAAGATTAATCGTGATTTTGAGCCTGAACTCAATCTTCTTCAAACTATTCTTTCTATGCCTGAGTTTCAAACTAGAGAATACGGTATTAAAAGTAAAAACGTTATTAATAAAGTTTTATCTCTTTATACTAAGAAAACTGAAGTCATTACTAAAAAAGGTAAAGATACTTATGCTTTTGAAAGATTTAAAGCTTTTTATGATGCTTTTGAAGGTAAAAATCGTATTAATACATTAACTGATCAACTTCTTAATACACTTCATACAGTCAATAGTAAATCTCTTATGTGGATGAACTTAACTGCTGCTTTAAAGAATATTGGTACAGGTCATATTAATATTGTAAGCGAAGCAACTGGTGGTGAATTTACTACTAAAGCTACACTTCTTAAAGCTCATGAAATGTATGTTAAAGCTCTCCCATCATTATGGGCATCACTTGGTGAATATACTTGTGATAATCTTGATGCAGCTTTAATGAAGTTAGCTGGTAATATTTTTGAAGATCATATTGAAGCTGGAGTAGATACTAAAACTAATATTGTTTCCCTTGGTATGTCTAAATGGGATAATATAATGTTTTCTCCTAATACTATTGGTGAACATTATCTTCAATTCGCTACATTCTTATCTGCTATGCAAACCCATAGAATTGTTGCTGGTTCTATTATGAACTATGATCAATTTGTATTCTCATTAAGAGAAAAAATGTTTGAACAAATGGTAGATGCTGATACCTTTACTAAATATAAAAATTATAAGACTAAACAAGAATCTCTTAAAGGTAATAATATTGAATTTATAGATTATCTTTCAAGATTCATTTCTTATAAAGCTAATAACTTTACTAAAGAATGGAAAAATAATTACGCTAAAGCTTATAAAGAAGCATTAAAAAATGCTAAGAAAAAATTTGAATCTAATTATACTACTCTATATGATATATTTGAGCTTAAAGATGGTATAGCTTCAATTAAAGAAAATAGTAGTATAACTCTTGAAGATTTTGCTAAATTCTTAGGTAAAGTTAAAGGCATTAATCATAGTCTTCATGGTATTTATAATACTTTTGATAAATCTATGCTATCTGGTAAGATGTGGGGAGAAGTTATTCTTCAATTCCGTAAATGGCTTCGTCCTAACTTTATTAGATACTGGGGTAAACGTGTAGGTAAAATTGTATTTGATGAACGTCTTGAATCTTATAGAAGTGGTGCTTACATGGATATGATAAATTTTCTATTATCCAATGGTAAAAGTGCTTATAGAGAAACTATTGATAAAGCTATAGAAAATGGCGAAGATATTGATTTTGCTACTAAAGCTAAAGCTATATTCAATGGGTTCTGCGGTTTATTATATTGGTTCAAAGATATAAACTTTAGATATAATACTCTACCTCAAGCTCAAAAGGCTAATATAAAAAGAGCCATGTTTAATTTTACAACTCTTGTTGGTTTATCTCTTGTAGCTGCTAGTCTATATGCTGCAAAAGATGATGACGATGAACTTGATGAAAATATATTCTTTGCTCTTGCTTGTTATACTATTTATGGTGTTCAAACTGAACTTTATGAAACTTCACCTTGGGGTCTTTATTCATTCTATAAACGTACTATGGAGGCACCTATACCTTTTGAAACAAGTATGTCTAATGTCCTTAATCTTGCTTATTGGACCCTTATTGCTCCAATGATTGTAGATGATGAAGAAATGCTTTATGATAGAGGTACATATAAAGATGAAGATAAACGTTGGATTGCATTTAAGAAAACTATTCCGTTATTCAATCAATACAACAAGATGTTCTATTTACCAAAGAACAATACATATTATATGCAACAGAACCCAATATTACAGATGATAGTTGAACTAAATAAGTAAGGACTTCTGTTGGACTTAAAAAAAATAAGAGAGGGCTTTCAGATAATACTGTCAGTCCTCTCTCTTTTTGTGTCTATACTAAACTTAATACTACTAGTGTTAACGCTAAATTCCTCTCGCTTCCACGTCTATCCCTCTACCGGGGTCTACATAGTTCCGCTATGTTTATAATCATTATATTGATAATTCTATTGGCAAACTTGTTAGTAATTATGATTATAAAGAAAGCATTTTTAATACTATTGGTAATACTAGATGAGCTTTCCAATCCCCAGTAGGGAAAGTGCTTGTGGTTGCGTGCGGAACTAAGCATAGCACTTGTAATAGCACTATGCTTAGAAGACTAATAATCAATTTCACTATCAACACCACATTCACTAAGTCCACCAAAATTAACTTTATTTACATTAACAATATAAGGTAAAATCTTTTTAATTTGAGTAGAATTAACAATAAAACTTTGATTAGTACCCGGATGTCGCATAACATACTTAATACTACCAATATAAAGATTAGGAGAAATGCGTTTATGCTTTTGCTTTTCAGTAGCAGTCATAGTAGCAAATCTATAGATTTTATGCAAAACAGACCAATTACCAGTAAATTCATTAATAAGAGTTCCATTTGCATCACGAGTGATTACATTACCATCAATTTCAATATAACACGTATGTGTTTTCTGATCTTCCATTATGCAGCTTTTAAAGAAGTCAAAGCAAGATCAAAAGCTCTTTGATTAATTTTACAAGCTGTACGTTTAGTAAGAGCTTCAAAACGATCTTCTGATGACTTATAATCAACAACATTATTCATATAGCAATTCACTCCATTATAAAGCCATAACATACTACCTCTATGCATCTCTTGACCAACACCGTTTTCAATTGTATCAAGTACAGCAATAACTTTATTTTGAGTTTTAGTAGATATAACTTCTTTATCAGCAGAATATATACTAGTTCTTAATTTCATATGATCTTGTTGTTCAGCAGTAAGAAAGAGATCATAAACAAATTTATTAACATCTCTACCACTAACAGAAACATTCTTTAGAGCTTGCATAGATTCTTGAAGAGCTTCATGATAAATATGAGCTGAACGAATTTTTTCAACTGCACTCATGATAGCATTGTGAACATTTTTAGTATGTTTGAATCCGAATACTGAATCAGCGTTTTTAATAGCTTGATTAAGCATATTATTACAAACAACACGAATATTAGTAACAGCACAAGTTATTAAACCGGAACCATCATGACTATTAGTAAATAATAAATACTTATCGATAAGATCATTATTTCCAATAGTCATAGCTTCAGGAAATTTTGCAGTTACAAGCATACTTGCACCGTCTTTATATACACCTGCTGTTTCAATACGAACTGTCTTATCATAATCACAAACTTGATTAATAAAGTCAAGAGCAACAGAATTTTGAACAACTTCATATTTAGAACCAACAGCACCAAATACATGATTATTATCTTCTCTATAAGTAGCAAAAGAATTTGGAACTTTATAAAGAAGAAACTTATCTGGATCATTAATATCAGCAAGACGAACACGAGTTTCTTTAATACCGACTTTATAATCTAAACCAGCTTCTTTAATCGCCTCTTCAACACTCAAATCATTGATAGGTTTACCCATCTCATTAAATATAAGAGGACGTCTTTGATAATTTACAAAAGGCATACCGAGTTTTGTTTTAATAATTAATTATTTTCTAATAGTGACAACATCTTTTTCACCAAGTGTCCAAGCGTCAAGACCTTCAGGTTCAGTATCAAGTATATCTTTAAGTTCCTTATTAGATACTTTAACTTTAATATCTGAATCATCTATCAAAATACCTTCATTTGCCGCCATTTCCCGCAACTTGGCTGCCTGTGGTATCGTTAATCCACTAGCTATATTTATGGTCGCAAATGCGCTAATTTGGGGCAAATTTGGCATATCTAATATGGAATTATCGCTGATATGCTGGACAACCGACAAGGCAAAGTGATTATATAAGTCATTATCAGTTTCAATAGTTTTAGTCTTACGAACGTTAATAGTAATAACAGGAGTTTTATAAGAATAAGCCTCAGTTTCTTCTTTAAGACCTGTATCTTTATTTTTTTTGACTACAGGATCACCATATTTATAAACAGCTTCCGCAATAGCATCTTTAAGTTTATCTTGATTCTTTTCAAATCTAGCAATGCGATCATCAAGAGCTTTTTTGTATTGTTTCAATAATGCAATATCACTTGAATATCTATCTATTACAAAAGAATAAGCATATAATTTATCATCTAGTTCTTCTTGAGCAATCTCAAGTTCAGAAGCAAGAGATTCATCTAGTTCACCTTCATTTTCTATAACTTGATTAAATATATTATCAAGTTTAGCTTGTATTTCAAACAGATTCATCGAAATCTAATTCAGTTTGGTAATGAGTATAATCTTCAATATCTTTAAAACGAACAACAATATCTTTAACAAGTATTCTATCTACATTATATAGAGAATGTTTACCATTTAAAGGTTCATAAACAAGAATTTCATCTTTAGAAACTTGCTGTTTAAAAGTCATAGGAATATCTAAAGAATGACCATGAAAAACTGTAGTAGGATTACCATATAACTTTATATATTCTTTAATAGGTATAAATGCTGTGATTTTATTCACTTGTACTTTTACTCGATCCTTCATTTTGTGCGTCATATTGTGAAGTACGAATACATTCAAGATGATCTTTACATTTTTGCATAATTACATGCATATTCTCATGAGCTTTACCATATTTATCATATAGTCGTTTTTTAATTATATTATCCCAATCTTCATTATAACCGGTATAATATATTTCACTTTTAACCCCTAAGAATAAATATTCACGTGCGTCTTGTGCAGGAAGTTTAAGTTCATCTTTAGCTTCATTATAAAAGATTTCATCCATGATGCAACATCTAATATAATGATAACAACGTTTAGCTTCAATAGCTTCTGTATTTTGATAAAGACAAAAAGCAATATCTTCATAATCATAAAGTTTATCGATTTTATCTTTATTGATATTAGCTTCTTTAACATCAGCTAAAAATCTTTTCATGCAAGAATCAAAAATACTATGATTAATCCAATGAGGTAAACAAAAAGCAATACCTTCAAATTTACTATTATTAGAATAATCACACCAACGAGTAGATTCAACAGCCATAGATTGAACACGTTCTCTTACAAGTTCATCAACAACACTTCTAAGAGTAGTAATATATGCACTCATACGAGCAAAAGGATGATTAAAATCCGGAACAAACCAACTAACACCATGTTTTTTCCAAATCTCATCACCTTCCATAGTTGAAGTCATAATAAGTTGCTTAGCTAAATCAGGATTTATATCATAAACAACTCTAAGATTGCTATAAATATAAAAAACATCATCATTTGAATTTCGTTTAGATTTTTTAATCACATGTCTTGAAAAATGAGATGTAGCTATATCATAAGAATATTCATCCATACTACCTAAACGTCCTGTAATATAAATAGGGCAATGTTCTAATATAGAAGTATGACCTTTATCTATAAGCATAAGAAGAAACTTCTGATAACTTCCAGGTACAATCTTACTTTCAGATTTATAACAAAGACGACCAGCATATTCAGCTAATTGAAGACCGCCTTTTAGATTATTAGCTGTATGAATAACTGCAACAGGTTTAACAAATTGCATACTTATATATTTAATTTTGTTTGACCATCAGTTTCAATAGTATGATATAAATCAAGCAGAATAGATTTAAGATGATCTTCAATATTAAATTTAATACCATCATTACCATTACTTAAACCTAAAATACTAACTTCTTTACCATTAATTTGCATATGATAATTTAGAGTAGCTTCAATAATACTTTCAGTATCAATAGGTAAACAAGTGTTAATTGAATCAGTCTTAACAGTACATCTACCACCAAGTCTATGAATTTCATCAACAATATACCAAACTGCTTTTTCTAAATCTTCAATTTGTTTATTAATAGAAGATTTATCAGCATCAATTTTAAGACCAGCTCTCCATAGATATTTGATAGCATTACCTACATTAAAATTTCTATGACGAGTAACATCAATACATTCTATACCACTAGGATCAGAAGTATAATGTTTAGGATGATTAACATTATCTTTTTTAGCCATAATTTATCTATTATCTCCTGAACCATGAAGTTTACCTTCAGTTTTACGTTTAGATAATTTATCAACATTTAGCTTTGCAATATCGGATAATTCAAATCCAATGGCAGCAGCTATACGAGAAATATACCAAAGACAATCGCCAAGTTCTTTAGCTATTTCAATTTCATCGGTAGCATTGAAATTACCATTTTTATCACGATAAATCTTTTTAATTTTATCTGCTACTTCACCAGCTTCACCGACTAGACCTAGAGCTTTATATCCTATATTAAATTTATCATTAGGATATACATCAGTAGTATCAGCGAAATCTTGATATTCATTAAATTCTTTCATAGTATTAATTTAATTTTAACAAGGAATTGTATCACTAATAATTTTCCAATCTAACGCAATCAGATCTTCTTCACTAGGAGCATAATAAGTAATATTTCCATTTATATTAATCAGAATTTCATTTTTGACAATATCAGGAAGACTTTGCATATTAGGAATTATATTTGCAGGAATATTAGCAGGAATTTGACAAAATATAAACTTATCTTCTTCCCAATTGCTTCTAAAAGCAATAGCTTCTCTACTTATAACAGCTTTAAGAGCTTCTTCAAATATCATAACAATAATTTTAGACTAAACAAAAATAGCCGCTAGTCAATTAAGACCAGCGGCTTTAACCGAGTGATTCACATCAATATCGATAAATTACAAAATAACAAAACAATATATATGCGTAGCGGAGTTACCGTTTAAAAACATATTTCAACCAACTACCCCATTTACGATCAATAAGAGAACCTTTAGTTTTCATAGGTATAAATTCAATATATTTAATGTTTTTGACATCATCAATAAGATTATTAATGATAACATGAGACGTATTAATTCCTTTTGAATGTATAAGAATAGATCCACTTTCAATATAAACTCGAACATCATAATCATCAATATCTAATTCATTATGTCTAGCTTCACGTTCAAATGAAAGTTCTTTATAAGCTTTACCTTCAGTAAAGAGTTTAAAGAACCATTCAATAATATACCAAACATAAAAGAAAATACCAAGAAGATCATTTTGTTGTTTAGTATGTGAACGCTCATGTTGAATAAGACGAAAATATCGATGAGGATTTCTAATAAAATATTTAATTCTATTTCTATCTTTATCTTTAATATAAAGTCTAGCAAATAGATTAATAGCAGTAAATTTACCAAAAGGAATAGTTTTACTAAAATAAACTTTCATAATTTAATCATCAGAAAAGTTATAATCAACTATATCTTTCCAAGTATTATTAGGCATACAACCTTTATAATCTGAAATAATAGCTTCCATAAAATCATCAATTTTCATAGAAATAACAGTACAAATATACATATCTTGAAGACGAATTGTACTATTTTCATCACAAAACTCATTACCTTTACTATTGGGAATACCAATGCTAACAAGAGCTGCTAAGAAGTATCTACGAAACATTTCTTTTGTAACACTAGAAACAGCATCCATAATTAAGCTTTCTTATAGACATATTTATCACAAAGAGCTTTAATGCGATTGGAAAGATGTTCCATTTCAACTTCAATCGTTTTAGCTGCGGAAAGATAAGTAGTAATGTTAAGTTCACCAATAAATTCCGGAAATAGTAGCATATTAACTTTAGCTTTATAAGTATTACCAGAATCATTTTGAGCAATCCATGCTTTAGGATTAGCATAAAAACTAAATGTATCAGTAGTTTTAACTATTGAATTAAGATACAAAGGATTAAGTTTAGGAAAGAAAGAAAGTATATGATTATCTGAAGGAGATTCAGTTGAAGTCATAACTTCATTTTCTAGCCATTCTTCAACAGCTTCTAAAGAACTAAACATTAATCTAGCTGAACATTTTGCTTTAGCAATAGGACTACCTTTAGGAACTTTATATTCTATTATTTTAATATGATCTTTGATTAAACCGTGAGCATATCTATTAAACATTTTAACAGCATGATTATGAGATTCAACTTCAGCAGCCATATTAAAATCAATAGTAACTCTAAATTCAGGAGTATAAGCTAAATCTACATTTTCATTATCAATTAAATATCCTATATTCCAAATCTTATAATAACGAGCATTTTCATTGTTACCATCAAAGAATTCAATAGGGATATTATGAACATAAATATAATATTGAATCTTAAGAAAAGTTTGATAAAATACAAATTGATTACCACTTGTAACAGGAATAAAATCTCCATTTATATCAAGAATAAAATTAATATTGGTATTAAGCCAATCAATTTCATCTTTATGTAAATCATTAATTGTTCTAATATCTTTACAAATATAAGGATCCTCCGAAGAATCCATTCTTACAAGAGATGGAACAGTAATTCCATTTACGGTAATAGGTTTATATTTATCAGAAGTAATAGCTAATGTAGTAAGTTCTTCTTTTGTATTAGAAGTTTTTTCAAGAACATCTTTAGCTTCATCAATTTCTTTAAAAGGATTATCTACTTCCATATATTAATCATCATTACTTTCATAATCACGAACTCCATAAGCATTAGCATTAAATGGAATCTTTTTATCAGTTCTTTCATAGAACTTAATAGCAAGTAATTTACCAATGAATTGATTTCTATGAGCTAAAATATAATCACTTGTCATAGTTTCATCAGTAACACCATTATAAACAGATGTAGGTTTAACTTCAAATATTTCATTATTTAAATCATTCCTACATTTAAACTTAGCATACTCATAATTAATCTCTTTGCCATCAACAACTTTAGTTATTTTATCAACAAGTATATCAAGACAAAAACATTCAGTTTCTTCACATTTTTTAGCTTTCATCATAGTTTGAGGACGAGAACCGAATTGGTATTCCGCGGTTTTAACTCGAATAACACAGCCTTCATAACCATGTTCAATACAAGAATCTCTATAATCTTCAACATCTTTATCATTTTCAACATTAATTATAGAACATAATGCTACAATTTTAGCTTTGGTTGTACAATCATGTTGACAAATAGAATTTTGAATAAATATAGAATCAGAATCATTTTGACGTATAGCTTCAAGTTTAGCATTATTTAATATTGATCTTCTTAACCAATATCTATCTATATTAGACATATCAGGAATACTAAGATCAAAATTAACGAATTGCAGTTGTTTATGAAGAGGATTTTTAGGATTACGAGCAGCACCACCTATAGTAGTATTCTTTTGATCTTTAATATAAAGCTCACCATCAAAAGTAATATTCTTATAATCTTCTCGATAAAATACATATTTATCAAAAGTATCTTCAATATGTTTTACATTATAACGAAGACCTTCTTTACTATGAATAACAACTTCATAACTAATACCAAATAAACCATTGTCAACAGTTTCATATTTAATAGTACAACGAACTCCATTAATTTTAGGATCAGCCATAGCACCATTAGAATAATCAAATATACCTCTTTTCCACTTCTGACACTTCATAGGTTTATCTACATTATTTGCATCAGTAGCGAATTTAGGAATAACGTTATCAAGTAAATCATGCAACTGATTAACACTCTCATATCTATTCGGAGTAATACCGTACATTTCGGCTGTCTTATAACCTCTGTCGATTTTACGCTTAATTTGGCTATTATAAGACGTTTTTGTCGAAGTTGATATAATTACTTGTCCGACGTCTGAAAGTCGCTCAAATGAGCCAAATGATACCTTATCTTTGATTCCATCAGTGCTTATTCGCCAATACACGATACGTCCCAGTGCATCTCGTTTATAAAGAGTAGTACTCTTATCATCCCCATATACGTTTGCCATCTTCATCAACATTATGAAGTAAAACAATAGCATAAGTTGGATTATTATAAGCAATCAACATACAATTCCAAGAATCACGTATAGTCTTATGAGGAGCATAAGCTATAGTTTGAAAGTTCTTATGACAAAAACATTGATAACTTCCAGTAAGCGTTTGTTTATTATGAAGTTTACCTTGAGTTACTTCAAAAAGACTTTCAATAATCTTAAAATCATCATCAGATTTAATCTTAGTTTCACCCATAAATGCTCCTTCTTTAAAAGGATTAAATCCCCAAGTATGAACGAATTGACCAAGTTTAATTTGAGCATTTTGATATGACATTTTACTCATTACTTCACGTAAATCAGTAATAGCTTTAATAACTATAGCATAATCTTCTTTATTCATCGGATAAAGAAAATATCTAGTACCATCATCAAAACGTTTCAAAGGAATACCATCACATAATAGACGTTGTGCATCAAGACACAACTCTTCTTTCTTTATCATTTACGATTTCATTTAAATACATATTAGCAAATTTCTTTTTAACAAAATTGTAATCTGTAATACGAACTAAATCTGTAGGATCTTTAGCACTATAACCTTTAGTCATAAATAAAGCTGTAAAACCATAATTCTTTTCATATTCGATAGCAGATGTAAGACCTGTGTTATCCGTGTCAAGCATAACATAAATTTGAGATTTAGTAGTTTTTCGTAAAACATCAACAATATTATCTGGAAGTTTTGCGGTTTCACTAGCAATCACATAAACTCCAACATCATTAATTCTAAGTTCCTTCAATAATCGTAGTATTAGCATCTTATCTTTTTGAGATTTGACTATTAACTTATATGTAGTATTAGCTAAATTATCAAGATTTTCAAGAGGACATTTATTATTTGTAATAAAACGATTAGCAGTATGTTTATTTCTAAATGGAAAATAAAGTTTAATACAACCATCATTAACTCGATATTCATAACAAGGATCATGACGAGTATAATAATATGGATTACTAATACCATCAATCTTAAAAGATTCAACTACTTTAACAAATCTATCGACTAGATCATTAGTAATACCAAATTGATTATAATACTTGTAATCATAAAAGGATGCTTTACGATTTACAGTTGTAATAATACGAAGTTCATTATTAATAATTCTATTTTGACTTTGATAAACACGATTAATATAAGGTGAATCATTCTGCACATCAGAAGCATATTCTATAATATGAGAACAAATATCAACAAAATCTTTATTATTAGTACAATTCTTTTTAAGAACTAAACCAACAATCTCGAACACATCACCTCTATAACGATAATCAGCAAAATCACGAAAAATTAACTTATTACCATACCATTTAAAACTAACAGAAGGATTAGGATCATAACGAAGAGGATTAGAGATTTTATAATTGCGTAAACAAATACAATTATTTATCTCTGTTTCAGGAATATTAAGAAAGACAGAATAAATATGTACTTGATCAAGTGTATTCAAAATATAATCTTTATCACTTGTACTCCACATATTTACATCTTTTATAGCATTTGCAGTCCCCAGTAGGGAACAAGACTGTGGTCGAGAGCGGAGCGTTTGCAACACTAAGCACAAAACCAATAGAAACAAAAAAAAGAGGGTAGATTTCTCCACCCTCTTCAAAAGTCTAAGTTACATCTTAATATTTTCCAATTCCACCACCATTACCAGCATAGCGATTTTTCAAAGCGTTAATAGTATCAGCATTTACGCCTTGACCTTGACCGTAATCCATAGCAACTCCAGCTTCAGCAGCAGCACTATTCGGTTTTTCGTCTTTGTCAGCATCTTTTGAAAGTTCAACAGTTTCACCTGGAAGAATTTCAATAGAAGGTTTTTTACCGTTAATAACACGTTCAATATAACCTTGACCAACAAAGCCCGGAGTACAAAGATATTTACGATCTCCATAGTGAGCAAGAAGTTTCATCCAAACAATAATAGGTTCACCTTTTTCATCTAAGAATACAGGTTTATCATCTTTACCGGTATTAAATGCTTTAACGAAAAACTCACAGAAAGCTTTCCATTGAGCGATACGTTCATTGATACCAGCATTCATATCAATTGGTTTAGGAAAACCTGGTTCAACAAAGTTAGGGCAACCGATATAAGCATCAAGACGATGACGACAATTACGATAAGCTTCAGTTACAATAGAAGTAAATGTTTTAACATCTACAGCAGTTCCATCAGTTTTACGAGTTGTAACTATACGAAAAGAATCAGTATAGAAACGATCAACTTCATCACCCGGAACAGGTTCTTCTTTATAACGGAATACAATAGTAGGAACAGGAATACCCGCATATTCATATGTGGAAGCGATTCCATTTTCATCTACTTTTGGAGTTTCGGTATCTTTAATCTCTACAGACACAAGATGAGCTTGACACAAATTGTTGAACTCTTCACGAGGTTTAAACTTCTTATCTTGGGTAACAACAACTTCACCAAAATTAATAACACCAACTTGACTTTTATTTACTTCACTCATTTTATAAATAATTTAAAGAGTAAAAAAAAGAGGAACCTTATTAGTTCCTCCTTTTGTAAGATAGATTCCAAATCAATGGATTACTTATAGAAGATTAAATATCTTCAGTTTCAGCTTTTGCTTCTTGAGCTATCTCAGCTTCTGCTACGGGTGCATCCTCAACAGATACTGGAGCATCATGCTTCTCTTCTGCCTCATCAGCTGCTTGTTCAGCTTCAACAGAAGGATCGTACGGACGCTCGATAACTTGAGCATTAATACAAGCATAGATTCTCAACATAGAACCATCAGAGTTCGGATAGTCAATACCGGTATCAATAAGTTCATAGTGAACTTCGCGATTTGCAGTGTACTTAGTATAAGGTTTACCCTCAGAATCTTTCTTATCAATTCCATAAGCATAACCAAGTTCAGCCAACTTATCAGCCGTAATAGCTTGTGCATCTACAGTGTTTTGCAAGAATTGTGAATAACAAGCAGCATAAGAGCAGAATAATTTACGTCCAGTTCCTTTAGCTTTACCAACAGCAGCTAATGTCATCATATCATCAGTTTTTACTTTAGATACCATGATGAAGAACTTCTTATTAATATCATTTTCACATTGATCAGCAGTTAAGACCATAGCTTTCATATAGTCACCCGTTTCAATGTTCAACATTTTAGAAGCAAGACCGTTAATACACATCTTATTTATAGAGATATTAACAACAAGCTCCGGACGAATTTCATCACTTACTTTAGCAACTTTAGCTACAGTTTCAAAACGACCTTCATTGATACCAGCTTTCAAGAAATCAAAATTCATTTTTTCCATGACTTTAACTTTATTAATAGTTTATGTAAGATAGATGTTTGCAATATAATTACCACAAACGGTATTTAATTTTTAATAATTAGTGTTATCATCTGCTTCTACGTATTGAATATCAATAGTATCATCATTAAGTGATTTAACTTCTTTAAGTTCTACATCACAATACATACCATTGAGAATATCATTAGCACAGATACGTGCAGCAATCATAATTGCCATTTTTCTCATAAGCGCACGTGTATGTTTATCCCAATTATCTTTACCTTTAACATCAGCCCCAGTTATAGAATTTTTACCAGATTTAAGACCTGCATCTATAGCTTCTTGAAGAGTATAAGAAATAGTAGTTTTCTTACCTTTTCTAATAAGTGAAACAGTAGTACGATAAGTGTCAATAACACGACTAACAGGAACCATACCTTTTTCAGCCATCGCAGCTCTAACATAATCATCATTATATTCATCTACATCAATATGACGATCAGGATTAAATTCAATAATAGGTTTGTCAAGTTGTAAATTGAAATATTTATATACAGGAACAAAATCTTCATCAATATCAATATCAATATGATGTTTATTAAGACATCCTTCAACAACATTGATACCCGTATAAACCTGTCTAGTACCACCACTTTCAAAACAGAAAATATTTTTTAAAGAAGCAGTAACACTAAGACCAAGAGTTTTACCTAACTCAACCTTTTGAATTGCATCAAGATTAAGATTACGACCATAAGCGAGAGAAGTCATTGGAGAAAGACCTAATTCTTGCCCAGTTAATAAACAAGTAACCATGTTATCAATGTTAATAACTTCAGTGGCAATTCCATCTTTAACAACATTTTCTTTAAATCTCGCACCAAGATCTGTATTAATTAAACTTTCAGCAAAAGTTCTATATTCACCAAGAACAGCAAGATTACGAGTAATTACATCTTTATTTGCTTGTGCAATAGCATTGGTAGAATCAGCTTTAACTACATTTGCATTAGCACCGTCTTTCGTAGCATCATTTGTAATAACTTCTTCACTCATTTCGTTTGATTTGTTGTCTTTATTTTCCATTGGTAAAAGTAGATATTAATTCTGATATTAGCAACAATAGCTATAACTAAATCAGTAAAAAATTAAAATTTAACATCTTTAATGCTGTTTGCCCACACAATATCAGTAGTAAAACTACGTTGTGCATCAACTAGCTTTTCTTTCTCTTTTGACGTTTTATAATCGTCCGAATTAAGTGTGAAATCTCGCATATAAAGCCATATTATTAAGGTAGGCTTATTTATATATAGTTGTTCGATTTTATCGTCTGATATAGTCTTAAATGGCTTGCAATATGGAGAGGTACATATAATAGTAGTAAGACCTTCCATATCAAAAACCGAATTAGCAACTTCATCAGTAGCAATAATTGAAACATCACCATGTTCTAAATGTTTAAGACATTCTTTACGAATACCAGCTTCACCAAATACTTTAGGTTCACCTTTTTTAGCACCAGTAGCATATAAATAAGGATTACCTTGAAAATCATAACAAATTCTAGAAGATATACCTTTATACCAACACATACAATGATCTAAAGTTTCAACATAATTTGTAATAGAACGAGTCTTACTTAGAACAAGACCTTTACCTTTAATATTCTTAATGATAGCAGCAATAGCTTCTCGTTTATTAAGATTATTATTATATAATTCTAAACGCTTTTCTATAGCATCAGTAAATGCTTTAGTACGTGTAAGAATATTATCAGGATTCCAATATATTTCTACTTGCTTATTATAATCATTAGAAAGATCAAGATCATTTTTCCAACCCATAATCTCTGCAATCATAGAACGTACAGTTTCACTATGAATATGTTCTACTTTATCAGTTAAATTATTCACATAATTAACACCTTTATGACAAGCTTTAATTAAAGCCATATCATCTTCAACCATATCCGTTTTAAGATGAGTAAACTTCCTAAACTCATAATTTACCATCTTAGCTTTACCTTTAAATATAGAAAGCATAGAAGAGATTTGTTCAGTAAGCTGTTTATATAACTCTTTTTCTTCACTTGTAAACTCAATACCAACATTATATATGACATAAGGAGAAATCCAACCTTCTTCCAAAGCCATACCTTTAGTTATAGTATCAACAACCGGAATACCACAAGCAGTAAATGCTTTTAGCATATTAACCGGAATCTTTTTCGTAGTAATAAATAAAAACCTATCAGCAGCTACTTTTTTCAACTTCTTGAAATAAGTATCATCTTTATGATAAGCTTCATTTGTACAATCAAGCATCACAAACGTATCAGCATATAGCATATCTTTACCTTTACAAGTTTTAGTGATACGATCAATAAAATCTTTAAGTAAATCTATAACTACACCTGTATGAACAATACGTTTACGAAGAAAATCTTTCGTTTTAATATCAGGAACTACAATGTGAACATAAGGATCAGCTTCAACTTGATTAGCTACATGTTGAATAACCTCACTAATTACAAGAGGAATATCAATACGTTCAGTATATTGAAATAGACCTTTATAACCAGCTTGTTTCCATTTAAGAATACCCTGATAAATACGCTTATATTTTTCAGAAATATTATATTCTTTCATATATCTTAATTAACATCAGCTAATTTAATAGTTTCTGAAATAGCTCTAGCACACATTTCAATTTCATTACGATTATATAAATCATCAATATAATCAGTTAATAATTCATATAATCTATAACCAGCATCGCCAAGAATACGACATAGATCAAAAACAATATGTTTACTCATTTGACTATGATTATAATCTTTAATATCTTTGCTATTAAAAGGATATTTAGCAAAAAAATCATCTAAAGCGTCATGTAAATACATAACAGCTACAGCTTTATTAGCAGTAAATCTATTAGTATAAAATGCTTTATAAATTAAAGCTCTATCACGTTTCATATTTTACCAACCAAACAAATTATTATTATTATTATTAATTCCACGACGTTCACCTTTACCTGTTTTACCATTACCGTAAAGAATCTTATTAGCTTCATTAATATAAAAACCAAAATGAATATTATAATCTTCTTTATATTCATAATCATTAAACAAAGCCACTTTCTGTCCAGCAACAAGAGCTTTCTCATCAGTTATAATACAATCACTAATATCTTCTTCATAAGTTATATTATCAGAATTTTGAACAATAGCTTTTGTTATAGCCCCACCACCAGATTTACAAATATAAAAACGATTATGTTTTTGACATTTAAGCCAAACAGGTTTACCATCTTTAATTGTCTTATAAATAGTTGTATATTTACTAGCAACTTTTTGACTAAAACAATAATCGTAAATAGCAATTTTAGAAGTATTAATATAGTTTTTAATAAATTCAGTTATATCAACACCATAAAGAAAATATTCTTTAAGAGCTTTCTTTACAACAGGATATTCATAACCTTTATTGTATTCAGGTTCTTGAAGAAAATAACCTTTATATTTAATAAATTTATTCTCAATTGCAGCTTTAGAAGTATAAACTTTACCTTTATTATCAGTCCAACTACCGTCACGATTATAAGATTGCAAAGCGTCATAGAAACCATATCCGACAGCAATATAATCATTAACAGCACTTCTACAATACTTTTCAAAAAGTTCAGTTTCAAGAGTAAGCTTACTATATTCTTCCCATTCTTTACAAATATTATCGAACCTATCTTTACGAACTAAAGATACACGTACAAGAAGACCATCTGTATTAGCAGAAAGAACATCAAAATTATTAGTTTCAAAAGCTTCGATGAGATTACATAATAATAATTGTAGATTTATAGTTACAGTAAAAGTACATTCAGGGTCATATAAATAATCCATAGCATCATTTAAAGCACCATAAATACGATTAATAACAATCTTAAGAGCATTTGCTTCTAATTTAGGACCTTCGTGTTTAGCTTTAAGTCGAGTCTTCATAAGCCATTCAACAATACCTAAAAATACTTCAGGATTAAGATGATGAGGACAAACTTTATATTCAACAATAAAACTCGGATACATAGAATTTACATCAGGATCTGCAAGAACCTCTCCAGGTTCAGCCCAAATGACTTTAGGATCATCTTTACTATGAAGACCTCCTTTTGCCATAGTATAACCTTTATTGTGAGAAAGAAATTCTAAAGATTGAAAGCTCTTTTTCCAAGTAGTAATAGTAATATCACCAATATTTTCTTTTCTCAATTCACTTTGTTTTGCAGCACCAATACCAATGAAAATACTATATCTCTGAATATTATCAAGAATAGCTCTATAAAAAGGAGTCTTAAAAGTAATACTATCTTTTACAATTTTCTTAATAGGTACAGCACTTCTTTCAGTTCTAAGATCAACAAACTCATAAGAAGGCATACCTGACCATTCAGAATAGAACTTAGTCATAAGATTTTTACCAATAGAACTACGTGACATATTACGTAAATCAATACCATACATTTCACTTAGCTTAGCACGAAGATCAAGTTCTTTCTGTTGATTTTTAACAAGAGCATCAGTACCTAGAACATCATTAATATTATAATCAGTGACAAGTTCTATTTCTTCTCTTTTAATACGATAACTCCAATGAATAGGTAAATCTTGAATACGATACCATTTAAGTACAATCATTACAGCTTTAAGTGCAACAAAGGTAGCATCAAGATAAAGAATCTTTTGAATATCAAAATCAGTAAAAGGACGAAAATATCTACGACCTTTATAGAAATCAAGAAGACGTCTATAAGTTTTACCACCCATATCTCTATCAACAGCTTTTTGAGAATGCTCAAACATAAATTCAGTTATATGCTGTTTTATACCATGAACATCTTCTCGAAGACCAGTCTTCCAATCAAATGTAGGAGCATAATGAATAAATATATCAAGCATAGTCATATCATAGTTAAAACTATTATATCCTATGATAATTTTATGAGTTTTAAAAAACATATATAGATCTTCAATACCACTACTAATATTATTAGAATCGTCCCAAGACGCAGGCGTAAAATTCTGACGTTCATATTCATCTTCATGCCAAGCACGAAATATTATAAACGTTTTAGCACCAATAGCATCAAGAATTTCTTTTTTATCTTGTACATTCTTTGCAATATCCGCAGCAATATATAAATCAATAACATCTTGAGGTATACCATAAGGTATAAAAGTAGCCATGAAAAGATTCGGATAAATTTCCAAGTCATATATCCAAGTAGTTGTAGAGGATTTATTAATGGTCATAACGATTTAATCTAAGCCATACATCTTTTTATCTTCATCAGTCCATTTATCATGAGGTTTTAAAGCCAAAGGATGTATTTTATAATTATTACTAAAATTTGGATTAATAGTGCATTTACTACAAATTTCAGAATTAGAAGGTTTTGTAGAACCATAACTATTTGCATAAAGACATAAGAAACAATCACTTTCTTCAACTAGATCTATAACATAATTAGTAATATTTCTAGTACAAGCATCTAAATCTATAAAATCTGTATAACGAGTTTCAAGTTTAGATGAATCATATCTAGAGACAAAAACCATATCAGGATCTTTGCCTTTACCATCTTTAGATCTTCTAGATTCATTTAAAGCTTCAAATTCCTTACAATAAACCAAATCTTTAACAAATTCATGAACATCTTCCCAATCCTTAAAACGAAATAATTTAAATGTATCATCAATTGTATTATTACAATCAGGCATAACATCTAATTTATCTCGTACTTGTTTCATAATAACATCAATATCTTCTGGTAAATGATAAGGATGCATAGCATAAATAGTACCAGCAATAGCTTGAATGAAATTTCTATTTGAAATTGAAATTGTATTACACATTATAATTTATTTTAAAATAACCCATTGATTAACAAATTTACGATAAGCTATAATAGCTGTATCATAAGCACGATCAAGATAACTATAATCATTAATTTTACGCATTTGTTCAAGACTTATAGTATAAATATGAATTTTACCATTAGGAAGTATATCAATACCTTCACCATTTTTAGGTAATTGCTTACCTCCACTAATAATAAAATATGGATCTTTACCATAAGTAATAAACATACTAGGTTCAACTCTAGCAATTTCTTTTTGAAGTCTAGGGAAACATTCAGTAATAGCTTTACTATCTACAGTTTGAGACGTTCCACATTTAACAACAGAAGTTATATAAGACAATGCAAGTAATTTCTTATCTTCAAGAATACGTCTAACAAACGCACCTGTACGACCACTAAGAATGTATTTAGTCTTTCTATCAGCAGGACTAGGAGCAGTAACTAAGTGTAAGATAGTTCCGCTCCCTTCCAGTCCTTGTCCCCTACTGGGGATTAGAGAGTTCCTTATACATAACTCACATTTATCACAATATTCATCTTCATGTTGATTATCAGAAACATTATCAAACATATTAGAAAATCTATTTGTCATCTAATACTCACTTTTACTAGAAATAGTTTCAAATAAATGTCTAGGCATAAAAATATGTTGTGTATAACAAAATACAACATCATATCCTTCCACATTTAGAGAATATCTATTGGATACAAATCCATTAGCATCACAGAAATTACCATAAGTAATTGGAGTAGCTAAAATAAGAATATCATCAATCATATATTCAGCTTCACCTAACACATTATATTCTTCTTGTGTAATAATCATATCAATAATATTTAGTAAAACTTAGAAAACCCCAGTAGGGAACAAGGAGTGGAAACGCGCAACATCTTGCGTTAATCTTGAATATCAAACATATCAAGAGCCATAATCTCAGGAACAAACAAAACTCCAAATGCATATGTAATTTCATAACCAATATCAAGATCATCATATTCATCAGAAGTAATGTCATAATCCATTTTATATTCTTGATAAGTAACACGTTTACAAAGAAATTCATTTCCACTTAAATGAACATATTTGTATTCAGTTGTATTATTTTCTATTGGCTTCGGTTGTATCGGCATAAACTGTAGTTCCATCTTCATACTTAAGTGTTGAGCAAACTACTGCCGTAAGATCATATCCTTTTTTATTAGCATATTCTCTTAGAAAATCCATTTTACCAACACTATCTACATTCAAACCACTAGCAAATAAATGTTCTTCTAGAACTTGAACTGGGTTCATAGAACATTGTTCAGCTACCCAAGTAATAGGAATCATCCAACGATTATTAATAATACGTTGATTACTACCCATACCACAAAAACCTGCCCAACATTCTTTAAGGACAAAAAGTTTATCTATATTCTGAATTTGTTCTTCTTTAGTAAGCATAATTTAATGTTTAAATACTTTATCAAATTCATTTTCTTTCATAAGAGTCATATAACCCTTAACAGGAATATTAAGTGCAGATCTTTCAATAATAATAGCTTTTATACCATATCCTTGATCATTTATAGCAAGAATATAAATTTTATCATTACCTAATTTAGAAATGCAATCATCACAAAGATCTCCTATAATTTTTCTAGGAGCTTCTTTATCTCCTTTAAGTTTACCTAATAAAGCAATACCTGTTTCTTTGCCACAAATAGGACAAACAGTAATACTTGGATTAACTCCATGTTTTTCACTAAGTCTAATATTTTTACTCATAATTTTAAATAAGCATGTTTAGTAGCTCTACTCATAGCAACATAAAGAAGTCTAAGAGCTTCACTAGGATTACGTCTAATACGTTTACCCCATTTAGTTTGAAAATAAATAATATCGTCAAGATCAATGCAAACATTTTCAAAAGTAGAACCTTGGCTCTTGTGTGCAGTTATACCATAGCCATAATCTATGTCTTTAGCAACAAGTCTATTCTTATTCGCAGAATTAAGTCTAAAGTCGGTCATAGTAAGATGAATATCTTTAAATCTAAAGTATCTATACCAACGACTTCTTTCAGTACCTGTAAGAGCTTTATAATGAATTGCATTAATCATAGTACCAAAGTTATCCATATTAGTAGAATCCCAAAAATCAATGATTTTAAACATAGGAGTAACTTTACCATCAAAAGCAGATCTTAATGTAATACAATAACAAGCAAGACCATTATCGGCAATATAATAACGTACATCATGAACAATATAATCTTCACTATTAATAATAATAGGAGATTTATATTCATCAAATACAGTACGATATGCCGTAAACATATCATCTTTAGTTATCATACCTTGAGGATTATTTAAAACACCATCGCGAATAAAAGTATTCCAAAATCCAATGCAATTATTAGTAAAAGCAATAAGTCTAACATAATTTAAATTTCGACTAAAATTATCAGAACTAAACATTTCAATAACTTTATTACGAAAATCAAATTTATTTAGAATAGTGAAACCTTCACCAGTAGCATTGACTTCTTCACGATGATTAATAATATACTGATAAAAATTTTGAGTACCATTAATTAAATCAGAACGAATGATACCAAACAATTCAAGAAGAGGATTACCAGCTTCTTGACGAACAATTTGAGTTAAACGAAATTGATGATCTGTATGAGTAAAAGTAGGACTAATACGATTATAATTATCTTCCTCATTTTTATTTTTTGCAACAACATAAGGAATCTGAAGTTCATCACCTAAAAACAAGAGTTTACATCGACATTGCATAGCGGTCTTCACAAGTAACGTAAATAAACCCGGATTAACCATAGAACATTCGTCTATAATAACGAGTTTATAATTACGCATTTTTTGTTCACCGATGACTTTAAAAGAAGGATTCTCAATATTATAATCTTCAATATCTACATCAGGTCTAAGACCACAAAGAGATTGAATAGTCATACCTTTACGACCAGAACTATTTTCTAATACTCGAAGAGCTTTATGTGTAGGTGCAGTTACACAAACTTTTTCTGTAATAAGATAACGAACAAGATGTCTCATAATAAATGTTTTGCCTGTACCAGCAAATCCACTAAGAGTAAAAGTAACACTTGTAGATTGCCACCATTGCCAAATAGCATTGATGGCATCTTCTTGTTGTTCTTTAAAATATGCAACATTAATTCGTTTAGCACTATTAAGAATAGCACCTGTATTATAATTAGAATTCATCTACAACTTCAAATTTAATATCACGTAATAGTCTACAAGGTTCACCATCTATATCATTTATAGTAAGAGTATATAAAGCCATTTTAGAAGTATCAGTAGAATTAATGAAATTAATATCACAAAGATAAGTACCTTCTTCAGTAACATAGTAAATACCACTAATCTCAACACCAATTCTTTTAATTTTAATCATATCAAAAGGGTTTTAAAATGTATTTAAAAGCATTATCGATAGTTCTATAATAACGACTAAGAGGATGCATTGGTTCAATCGTAGTAAAAACGTCAACAATATATTGTCTTTCGTTGATGATTTTGATAATAGCACCACCACGAGGAAATATAGAAATTGTGACATCGTATACAACATCAAGGAACTCCAATACCATTCCCAATTGCATTCTCCAAGACAAAGTAGTAGCAAACTCAATAAAATTACCATGACCGTTAGTAACTTGGAGTAAATACTTTTGAAAAGCAATACTAATATCTTCATAAGGTTTAAGCAGATTCAATAAAGATTGTTCCATCATCAAAGAACTCTAAGTCATTAGAATCACAATAATCAATAACGTCTTGTTCATTAATCTCTTCAAACCATTTATAACCTTCTTTTTCATAACGATTACAAAGAGAATTATACCAATTAAGAATAATATCTTTAAGAACAATATAATCTTGAACATTCATCCAATTTGTATTATCTATATCAACTGAAACAGTACGACTATGGCAATACATATAACTTAATCTAGTAAATTTAATATTATCTAGACAATCATTACAAGAAATAACAAATTCAGCATTTAATTGATCAATTTTGTTGCGAATTTCAGCAATTCTATTAAGATCAATCCAATTAATAGAACCTGTAAAACATAAACCATCACCTTGACAATTTCCAAGACTATAATAAAGTTCAACATCTTTAAAACCTAAAAATTCAATAGATTCTTTAATAGTTTTAGAAAAAGTATCTGAATCATGAAGAACACTAAGAATATAATTTCTAACTATATCTTTAGCATGAGCTTGAAGTTCAGAATATTCATATACACGTTTCTCGATTTTAACTATCCTCATTTTAGTTCATTTTAGAGTTATATAGACACTTTGTATTAAAGTGAATCTATTAATCCACTTTAATACAAAAATGCTTCTATGACGTTCTATTAAAACGTAGGGAGCTTGTTAATGGTTAATTCGCTTCGGCGTTCCTCGGTAATGTCCCGATGCTTGTAGATGTAATGATTAATAGATTCTTGTTTAACATTATCAAGAAGGAAATAAGTAAACGTTTTACCATCAATAACAGTTTCAGTAAGTTTACCAAAAATAGGAAGACCTTCTCTAAATGGAACAAAATTCTTACCATCAGCTTTAGCTTTATCCATTTCACGAACAGTACCCGGAATCCAATATTCATTATCATATCCACTAAATTGATGTTTAGGAATATTAATTAATGGAATAGATATAGGAACAACAAGTCTTGCTTCATTTTCTGAATCATTAGCATCACGAACAGCAAGCCATTGATAATAATCATTTCCTGGAAGTCTATCATAAGTAGCATGCCATTTACTCTTATGAATGCGATAAAAAGCATTACCATTAGGATTAGATTCCTTTTGAGTTCTACCTTTAGCTTCAACAGTTTTAGCTTCACCACTTGCAACTAGATTTTTTAACGCATCAAAATTCATATTGAATAAATCATATTTATCTTTATCTCCTAAAACAACATCAGTACGATTTACTGTAATTTCAAAATCATCTTCACATTCATTATCCATACGAACAACGATATATTTAGAATTACCCTTTTTAGATTTAACTCTAACAAGACGTTTCATAGGATCATAAAGACTATAAGCATCTACAATAGGTAAACTTATAATATTTACAATATCTCCTACTTTCAACATAGAATAAACAGGAGAAATATCACCATAAATAGGATTAGCCCATTCTTTAGTTTTAATGAATTGAGAAATATAAGATTCATCAGCACCTTTCTCAAATGTAAGCATAGGTGAGAATATTTTCTTATAATTTTGATGATTTATAGAAACAGGATTACCCTCAACAATAGCGATCAATTTAATTACAGATGTACTATAAGTAGATATAGCATCTTCACGAGTCATTTCTTGTTTACCAAGTTTAATAACTTTACCGTCTTCATAATAAAATGAAATGATAGCTTTTTCAGCATTCATTCTACTAATATAACCAAGATGATCATTGACTAACAAATACATTCCTTGCTTTAATTCAGCAGAAATAATAGAATAAGTAAGATTTGCTTTCATATATTTAAATTTCAATTTTAGTAATAGTAAAAATACCTTTAATACTTTTAGTAATAGCCTTTTTACAATAATCTAACAATTCATTATCTAATGGCTTAGTAAAGTCATATAATTTAAATTGTTTAGGTAAAGTAATTAGCTTATTATAATTTTCATAACCATCTGTATAATAACAAACAATAGAAATTCTATTTCTAATAGACCATAATTGATTATTATACAGTGTGACAGTTTTATTACCAATATTTACTTGAGATGTATTTGCATTTCTATCAATAGAAATTACAGTACCATAGATTCCTCTAGAAGTAATAACTCTATCGCCAATATTAAAATCAATATCTATCATAGTATTAGTTTTAGTATTACAAGCTACATATTATGGAACTCAGCAAACCCCAGTAGGGGACATGGACTGGTCGCGTGCGGAGCTTTGTAGAGTTTATAACATACCTTTAAAATCAATAGTAACAACCTTTCCATTTTTAATAGAATGCAAAACACAATCATCAACATTATCAAGATTTGTATGAAGTTTTTCAGAGATAACCATAAGTATATCTTTAAGACAAGCTTCAAAATTCCCTTTTTCAATGGGAAATATACCACCATTATCTTTATGATTTAAAGCAAATACACCTTCGCCTTCATAAATTTGAGTTTTACCGTTCTTAGTTAATTCATAATAACCACAATCGACACAAACTTTAACTTTATCATCAGGAGATACAGTATATGTATGTTTAAAACATTTAGGACAAATAGTAGTTTTACAACCTTGTTTAATTCTATCAGCAAGAACCATCTGTTGAATATGTTTAAGAGCATCTATAGCATCCATTCTGTATAACAATCACAAGGTTTACGATTAGTATATTTTGCAGGAGTTGTCCATTTTTTAGAATCATATTGTATATAATCTAAATCAGGACACTTTCTCTCAATAGTATGTCTCGTTGATATTTTAGTTCCATAAATGCGAACATATTTACTTCTAAGTTTATTTACACTAGGGAATATAAAATAATACCAATCTTTAACTTCTTCAGCATTATCAATATCATTTATAGCATTCTCTTTAATTGCAAATACTTTTTCAATATCTAATCCAAGTTCTTTCCAATGTTTAGATTTATCTTTACAGATTTGAGTAAAAGATTTACTATAATTAATAGAATCAATTACCTTCTTAACATCTTTAACTTCAGTAAGTTTATTATTAATTTTAAGTTTACGTCTGAGTTCTTTAGCGTCATTAATAGCTTTTTCTACTTTAGTTTCTTGATGCTCAACTGTAGTATTTGGAATACCTGTATTAAATATTGCAGCATTGAAGTAAATACAAACTAGACAACGGGGATCTCTACCCAAGCGTTGCCTAGTTTCACAATTATTACATTCACCACTCATTTATTTAAGACCATTACAGTTTGCAGTTCTATAAGTAATACCACCTTCAACATCTACCATTTTAATAGAAATAGAAGGCTTATCACAAAACAGACTGTCTATAACAGGTTCAAGAATCTTTCTAAATCCATTATAAGGACGAACTCTACGTTTTACAGTTTCAATAACATAACTGTAAAATTCCTCACGATTAAGATAATTAGCTAAGTCAGAATGATCCTTACTTGTAGGATTAATATGACTAACAGCTTTAGCTAAGTGATATTTGAGAGCTTTATCAATATCACTTTGTTGAATAACAAATTCTTTTAGATTTTCTTTTTTCGCCATAATATAAGAATGATTTTCAAAATGATTAATAATTACATTAACAAAATTAATAAAATTGAGGGTACAAATATAAGCATTAAATTTGATTTAACCTAATATTCAATCGGTTATGTTTATGCTAATACCGATGCAGCTAAGTCTTGTATTGCTCCAAATGATATGCATAAAGACTCAAATATAAATGCGAATACTGCCATAAATAACATAAGTAATACAGCTATTGTAAAACTTATCATTACAAATACTAAACCATCGGTATTATGTAGATTATTTATGAATGTTACTAACATATACCATATTGTTATTCCTAAGGGAATTAATATTCCTAATCCAAATAAAATTAAAACGAAATGAATCATGATTTTTGATATATATATTCTATTTTAAATACTACCGCTTTATTATCTTTTCGTCCTCCTGGCAAACAACGACACCCTATACATTCATTTAAATGTTTAAAATCACATTCTATTGCAGAACATTGAAATTCTCTTATAGGTGATTCTTCTGCTCGAACCATTGCAAAATATTTTTTGTTTGTATTTTTTCTGCTTAATGGCACTTCATGTAGTTTTCCATCTACAGGTACAACAATATACGTTTGTCCTGTATCAACTTTAAACTCTTTTAAGAACTCTTTTGAATATTCCATACATTTAATTGTTTTAATATTGGTATTGATGGATTTAAGAAATAAGATAATGTAGGAAAATGTGTTCCATGTGGTATCTTCAATGCACTTAATAATGAACCCACGAATACATAATGTAATTCATTGCTACATATTATTTCTATTTGAAATATCGTATTTGTTTTTTTATAAGTGAAAGATATACTTTACAGCATAATGAATCTTTAATCATAACTTAAACTAATATTGCTATTACATTTTCTTTCTTAAATTGTACATTATAATATGTTACAGCTCTAGGTGTAATATCAGCTTTATATATAGTTTCAATTGCTGTTTGTATTGCTGTTGAACTATTAAAAACTATTATTATTACATCTTCATCCTCTGTTATAGAGAATACATCAGATAAACATACACATCTTGCTGAATCTATGTTATCTTTTTCTATTGCACTTACAACTACTAACATTGAATTTTGCGTTTACTTTTCATTTACTCGATTCAACCTATACTAGAGTAAGCCTAGCAAATGCCATTTAAAACGTTTGCATTGGCGCATATTGACTTTGAATTATCGGAGATGAGTTATAGTTCATCCCCGATAGACAAAGGCTCAATTCTCAATATATGGCGATCAAATCTTTACAACTACAATTAATAAGAGTATTGCTATTATTGATAGTAACCAGATTATAGTTACAATAGCATATCTTCTTTCTGCTTCTAAATATAACTCTAATTCTTCATCATCTACGTCATCGAATAAATATTTATATCTTGCACCTATATAAAATATAAATGGCATTACAAAGAAAGATGCAATATATAATATCTTTTCTATTCTTGCTTTACGTCTAATTTGACGTTCAATTCGTTCTTGTGTGGTGAGTTTCTTTTTCATGAATGTAATATTGTAATGAGTATTATTTAAATAATTTACTTATTTCTGAAAGTATTAATCCAATTATTGGAATTAATATATGTATTGCTATATAAATACCTAATATTATCAAAACGATTAATGCTAATGTTTTCATAATTATTGCAATTAAAAGTGATTATACAAATGTTTATGTAAATAACTGATAATTAGATGCTAGATTCCGCTCTTGACCAGTCCTATCCTCCTACTGGGGACTACAAAGCTCATCTAAACTCATACTAATTTTACAAATACTTTCTTTGATTCTTTTGGTATTACAAGTTTATGCAATACAGAACTCTCTTTTACTGTTATACGTGTAAATTTGAAAAAAGATATTATCTTCTCCCTTACTTTCACTGATCTTACTAGAACCGTAATATCTGTGTCTGATTGTGATACTTCTACATCTTGTGAACATATGATATTTATTGTTACGTTATACGTTGTACATTCTACAGTTATTCTTAAAGTCATAAACGATAATCTTTAAGTTAAAACTCTTCATCATGAATACTATTTAATAAGTCTGATGTTGATATATTTGCTTCAGATATTGATAGTTCTTCAAGTTCTAATGGTTCAATTATTAATTCTTTTGAATCTACAAGTTCTACAACGCGTATATTATTTTCACGTAAAAATTCTTGTATTTCAGCTCTTGTTTTTGATGTTGCTGATTGAATCACTAATTGTCCATTTACCCATGATATGAATGTAGTTTTAGGAACTAACCATTCTCTTTCTCTATCATAAACTACTATTCGAAGTGTTCTTGATCTCATTGATAAATTTATTACAGATATATGTATATTCTAAGTATTTCTTATTATACTCAGCATCATCTAAATCAAATACTACTGTAATTAAATTTTTAGTTAATGTTACAATAGAATGATCTATTTCTGCTGTATATGATATGAAATGTGATGCTTCTCTATGTACTAAGAATAATATCGAATTACTTAAAGCATCTGCTAATATCTTAGATGCTTTCTGTCTTTTAAATATTAATTCATTTCCATATACTACAGATACTTCGTTAGTTTTAAATATAACTTCTTCTGATATTCTGTCTTTAATATATACTATCATAGATGCTAAATTTATAATTAAAAATAGTAGCATTAGAAATTCTATGATAACTAATGCTAATTCATGTCACTTAAATTTTGAAATATTATATGAATTCAAATACGTAAAGATAGTACGTATAATATTAATACCTCTAATATCTATTCTTATTCATATATAGTGTGTTATGAAGACCTAAATAATTATGAGTTTGAACTCGAATAGTATTAGAGGTATATTCTTTGTTTCTAATTATATTAATTTCTCATTTGATGCTTGTTTTAAGGTTAACGGTAACGATATTTGAATTTACGTGAATGATACTATGATATTTTGCGGAATTTCTAATGAAATTGCAAATGTTTTAAGTATTCTCTATACTTCACATTTTATACTCAATACTACAATTGATATAGATATGACACTAATAAATATATTATATTTTAAATTAATTCTAAATATACTAAAGTTAATTCTAATATTAATTTAAAGCTTTTACTATTGCAAATTTAGATATTAATTCAAATCATTTTGCTATTAAGTATTCTTAGTTTGCAATTGTTTGATTTGATTATATGGAAATTATGCAAAGTATTTATGATAATTTAAAGACTTTTACTAGAGTCTTAATTGCATACTTTCTACGATATTTTCTAAATTCTATGCTAATGATTATAATAAATTCATTGCATTTTGAATTAATTTTGAGTATATTAGAATTAATTATAAGGCTTTTATTAGGGTCTTATTTATGGTAATTCAGATGCTTTTTTTTAAACTTTTTATAGATGCAGATTCTCAATTTGAAATTTTCTGATTCTAATTTGAAGAACTCTAATTAATTCTGATGATAATTCAAATTTTTTATTTACGCAAATTTAGATGTTAATTCTATACTTTTTGTTGTTTGTTGTGATCGGCTTTATAAATTCTAATTTTAATTTGAGAAACTTTGCTGTTGCATTGCGGGTTTTAAAGGTCATTTTGAAGATGGTTTTGAAGATGGGTTTGCTGTTGTAGCTACAAATCCTATTGCAAAATTCACTACTAATTGCCTATTTTTTTCGCCACTAATCACCCCGTCCACTATAGTAATGTACAATTTTTTTCGCCACTATTGATAAATCTCATCTAAATTCTTTTCTATATTCTCTTTCAAATTCTTATCCTTTTCTACAAACTTCAATGCTTTATCGTAATACTCATTGAATTTTTTTCGTCCTATTGCTTCTACTTCTTTAATTACTTCTAGATATTCATAGTCATTTAATTTCCATAACATCTCCAAATAATACTCTTCTTGCTTAGACAATTTCGATTTGTTATTTAAATATTCTTGAATATAGATTAGCTTTCTATAGTCATCTTTACTGAACAATTCTGACACATGATAAGCCACTTTAAGTTCATCGGCAACCGGTAATGTTCCACGTGAAACATCAAGATGTTCTTTAGCTAAAGCAACGATTTCTAGATATTTACACCGTGTATATTCAAGTATTTCCAGTAGAGTATTATCGAGGGATTTGTGATATTCGTCAGAATGTTCTCGGGAACTAATAGCGTTAATTTCATTAGCCTTATTAGTAGCATATTCTTCATATTTAGCAATAATAGCTTCAGCATTAGTTATATCACGTTCATGTTCATATATGGCTTTATAGAAGTTATTATAGAGTTCACTAGATTTAATCGGAAATTTAACAGCAATATCTAAATTAAATATATTAGTATCAACTTTAATAATCGTATGAGAATCTCTTTCTTTCTTTTCATAATCAATTCTATTAGCATCAAGCCATTGACAAAAGAATTTGCAATCGTTATCTTGAGTTCTAACAAAAAAGATTTGAATATAATCTGTATCAATGTTAATACCTAAATAATTAATATTAACAGTTGTATCTTTATAAATTACATTAAGTACATTCATGTTTATTAGTCGGTTTATTAGACAATAAAAAGGGTAAATAGTGCCAAGTGAGAATACTCAGCACTATTATGAATCAATTAAGCAGCATCTTCTGTTTGTTCAGTTGCCACATCTTCGGTAGTAACTTTAGGTTTAACAACAGCTTTGCGTTGAGAACGTGCAGTTTCGATACTCTTGATAAACGTAGATACCATATCAGCACCAACACCAAGTTTACCAAATACACCAATAAGACCTAAAGAACCAACATTATCAGCACCAGCGAAACTGTTGAAGCTCTTTTCATGATATGTCCACTCTTCAGTATCAGGATCAATATAACCAGTTTCACCCGCAATATTTTCGTCAATAGTAAAGTTTACTACATTACCTTCGAATACAATCGGAGCTAAACCATATCTGTCATATTGATCATTTGTGATATAAACATCAACAAGAGGACTACCATTCAAAGGATCAACACGAACTATACGACAATCATGTTTGAATTTACCTTCTTTATAGTCATCTTTGTTAATATCTTTAACAGAAATGATTTCACCAATAACTGAACGTCTAATCGGAGTTTTTAATTCGTTTGCCATAATATTAAGTTTTAGAATTATTAAGACGAACACTATGTCCGCCAAGTACAATAAGGGTGTTAGTCGTGTTGATTAGACGGAGTTTGTAGAGTATTAAAAAAAATAGAACTAGCATTATTTCTAATACTAGCTCTAATATGTGAACATTATAGATCAATATCTTCAACAGATTCAATTATTAATTTATAAATATTATCACCTATATGAAGATTATAAATATAAACATCAAATTCATTAAAAGTAAGAACAGCATCATCATAAGGAAATTTAGATTTTATATAATTTAATATACGAGTATTATCTTTACATCCTGTAACAAATAGTATGCTAACTTTACCAAAAACATTATCTCCAACAAAATAAACAACACGTTTCATAATTTAATTAATTTTATCACGTTTAACAATAGACATAATAACAATAGCAATGATAGCTCCACAAATACAACCAATAAATAAATCACCATTAATAACATTAGCTAAGTGAGAAGCAATACTCTCACCAGCGCATAATGCTAAAAGCACCACCAATATGATGATGCACTTCACAATAACTCTAATAAATCTCATTGATTCAACACTTTTAAATCATTATACATATCTTTCATACCAGCTTTAGTACAAGCAATTAACAAATTAATATCATTAGTTTTAACAATATCAACAACTTGCTTATGATCTACAGTATGAAATCGAACTTCTTCGTTAATATCATCTTCATCAATCCACTGAGTAACACCAGCAATACAATCTTTGTAGACAATATCAACTACTTTACCAACAAGTGAATCAATTCTATCAAATAGCTTCTTACCGATGAATAATCTCTCAATCACATTACCTTGAAGATCATTACAATCTACTAGATAACGCTCTGAAAAATCATCAGTAGCTTTAAGAACACTAATACTATTCAATACAACTGCATTCAACTTCTTAGTTTCCGGTGCATTAATTAAAGTATTCATAACACAAATAGCAATTACCTTTACATTGCGAGGTTCTAATTATTATTAATTGAATTAACTCCATGCCTTTTAACGGTGATTGTCGCTGAGTAATAGAAATTGTAACTGCAACATCTCTATGGAAAATTGCAGTTCCAATTCGGAAAATCATTCCTCATGAATCATCGACGGGGCTATTTCCCCAAGCATTAGAAGGGGGTGCGGTCGTATAAGGAGGTCCCCTAACTCAAGCACTCACACCAAATTCCTACTATGAACAAACCCATCCATAATAGCAATAGAAGACTCAATAGAAATAAAACCCATATTCTTAAAACCTATAATATAAGCAAACTCAATAATAACTGCAATAAAAGAACCAATAAGAATAACATCCACATCAGACCCTCTCATACCGAAATTTATACATGAGTAAAAGAAGCAAAAATACCTATATAAAAATAAATAGAAATTCAAATAGAAATAACAATAAGATAATAAATATCAAAACCATTTATAACCAAAACATTAAGAGTCTTAGAAAAGACTTAAATAAAGCTTCTAATAAAGCCTCTAGTAAGTCTATAAGTAAACTCTTAAGAATTGCCCTTTGTAACTCTAATAAATTTTGCTGTCATTGCTATAATAGAAATACTTTGAGTATATAGAGTATAATTAGAATTAACTCTAGTATAATTAGAATAATCATCCGAATCACTAGCAGTACCAATATAACATTTCACTTTATAAACTGCCAAAAATTTAAAGTGAACTATGAAGACGCTATCGCAAATACTAATATTACTCTAAGTTATACTAAATACACTATGGCATATATTATTGCATATACTATAAGTAAACTTAAAGTAAACTCAAATCAAATCTTCTATTATTACTAAAATAATATCTGCTGCAAAGAATACACATATTACTCACGATACTTATAATAACTTTGAAGGGCCTTGTAATCCCCAGTAGAGAGATAGCTGTGGTCACGAGAGGAATTTTGTTGATGCTAGTGTTAATCCTAATGATAAAGATATTATGCAATCCTCTGCGAATATTATAAATACTACTAATGATACTTCAAAATATCTTACTAATACTTCTAATGATATAATTAAAGTTATTGCTACCACAGATGCTCCGCGCGCTACCAGTCCTTCTTCCCTACCGGGGTCTGCAAAGCTCCACATAGTTCCTCATACGGGAATCTACAAAGCTCCGCATATTAATGTTATTATTGCAAATGTTGATAATTATATTATTAATATTACTAAAGATATTATTGATATTTCGATGAATCTTGCAGACTGTCGAGCCGGAGCTATTATATATACTCTAAGTTTACTTAATATTACTCTTATTATTACTATATATACTTAGAGAAACTCTAAGTGTAATATACTTACTAAAGAAAAAGATAATAAAAATACAAATATATATAATGTTACTTTAAGTAACTCTGATGTTATTTGAAAAGGAGAGAAGAAGGAGAGAAAGAGAGGAAAGGAGGAGGGAGAAAGAAAGGGGGACTATAGGGGGTATATTAGAGGGAGGTGAATAGGAGTGTAAGAGAGGTTATTATGAGGTTTATTTAAATATATTTAAATACATATTATGCTCCGAGAAATTGAGTAAGTGAAGATGTTCCTTTTATTATTCTTGTTTATTTCTTTATTAATCCTTGTATATATTGCAAAGCTCCGCATAGCGCACGTATGTGTACGCACGTATAAACAAAGAGGTATTGGAGATGCTCTTGCTGATTGTAGTATTGATTTTGCAGAATCTCATGGCGAGTGCATAGGATTGCGGCAAGGTGAAGACGGTATTTCAAATGGTATTTCTAATGAATACTATTGTTAAAACAGAAAAATATTAGTTTCAGAAAAATATATTCAAACAACCGATTGTATTATCAAATTATTTCATACATTTGCTTATCCGAGTTTTGTTCATATTCAAGCGGGGTTACTAAGTAAAGCTGTAACTGAAGACATCGCTGCTATTACGGGTAATCCTGATGTTACAAAAGCATTTATTAGTGAATAGTCTGAATAAATTTTTGCCATGTATGAACCTCGTTATGATGAAGTATTCCTGCTAAGATCATTCTTGTAACATTTTGTTAAACTAAATCTGCTTCTGATTAACGAGGTTCTTTTAAATTTAAAGTTATGATTACAGTTACATCTAGTAATTCCCAAATTGTTTATACTACTACAATTTATGTAAATGGATATGCTTATGAATATGTTCAAGTTATAAATCTTAAACCGAATTATCTAATAAAGTAAATATTTAAACTATGGATTCAATTCAACTTAAAATTGCTCGTATTATTGCAGGTACGCATAAACTTAATGAGCTTTGTGATGTTAAACATTCTCTTTGTAATATTCAAGTATCTAGTGGTAGAGCTATTGTTGCAATGAAATATAAAATGTCACCTCTTGAAGTTACTGATGTTGTGAAAGTAGATAGAGAGGTTCCTAAAGCTATTTATCTTATTGCTCTTCCTTTTGATTCAAGCATTGACGCTTTAGGTCGTGAAGTTATTCTTGATATGTCTTATGGAGCTAAAGGTGTTGCTTTAAGTTCTAAGATTACTAATCTTGAAAATAAACTTGTTGACGTTCTTGGTGGGGAAGGAAATATTAAAGTTGTTGATGGACGTCCAGTTCTTGATAGTCGTTCTAAAATGATTATTGGTGAAGATGGTAAGGTTGAGTTTTGGGAATGTAATCTTATCAATTTAAATCAAATTGGTGGTGTGATTTATTAAGTTTATTTTATTATGGCTAAAGGTGCGCGTTTATATCCTCTTCAAGTTACAAAGTTGTATGAAAAGATTGTTGGTATTGTAGATAGTAAAAGAAAGACTCCTACAAGATTCTATTATAAAGTTAAAGGTGGTAAGAATTATATTGAACGTTATACTGATGAACAAATTTGGTGTAGAGATTTTCTTACGTTTGTTCGTAATCGTGAAGACTTTGAACGTTTTCTTAATGATATTGCTGATAGTCAGTGGATGTCAGTTCTTACTGCAATGCAACGTGTAGATAGAGATATAGATGTTCCTTCTTTTGGTCGTCATTGGATTCATCCTGAAACTTATCAAATTTATGCTGAGTGTAGTTTTGATTTTAATAAGATGACTTCACTTGGTCATGAATATATGAAAGAACGTCATAGAAAATTCTATGAACGTCTTCGTGCTAAACGATTTCTTAAACTTACTGATAAAGCAGCTTATGACGCAGATTATACCCAGAGACTTGCCGATATTCTTCGACGAGGAAAAGCATAAATATACAGATGCTCTTGATAGAGAGTATATATCTACAACTACTATTATTGGTAAGTTTGTGGAACAAAAGGATTGGAAAGCTATTGCTGAAGCTTGTGCTAATATTGGTAGTCGTCCTGTTCCTCCTACTCATCGTAATTACGCTAAATATATTCGATACAGAGGTAAGACTGTTAAACAGATTCTTGCTGAATGGAAAATTGAAACTGAAAAGGCTTGTGCTAAGGGAACTGAAAAACATAATTTCCTAGAACAATGCGTTAAAAGATGTAATAACTACTATTTGAATGCAAATGGTTTTATTAATGGTCGTATTTATACGATTGATGATATTATAAGAACTCATAGTTATGGTAGACTTGATCTTGATTATTTTAGAGTTGTTGGTATTGCCGATAGATACCCACAAATATACTCTTTTATAAGTGAGATGACTTCTATGGGATTTGAGATTTATGCTGAGATTGGTGTTTATAATTCAGATTTTTTAATTTCAGGTCTTGTTGATATTTTATTTGTTAAAGGTGATGAGTTCTTTATTCTTGATTGGAAAACTAATAAAGCACCTATTCGATTTGAAGGTGGTCATTGGGCAAAGAAAGCTGATGGTACTATTGACTTAGATAAGTATATTATTACTAATGAAACTATGTTGTTTCCTATTAATCACCTTCAAGATTCAACTGGTAATCATTATTCTCTTCAATTAAGTATGTATGATTATTTGATTGAACAATGGGGATTTAAATGTCTTGGTAATATGCTTTGTCATATCAGAACTGTTGAGAATCCTATGATTCCCGATGATATGCCACATGAGGAAGTTATTACTTTTGTTGATATTAAATATCTTAAAGCAGAAGTTAAAGCCATTTGTGATTATAGACTTGCTCAATTAAGTAAAGAACGTAAAGCTAATACAAATTTGTTTAATTATAATATCAAGTAACTATGAGTGAACTAACAAATGCTTTGATAACTTATGATGACATCATTGCTCGAACCGACATTGATATTCTTCGTAAGATTGCTAAAAGACATGATTTTATCATTTATGATAGAGGCAACTATAATCTTAATATTTGGGGTATTAGATGTGATATTACTGATACCAAACATTTTAATGATCTTCTTCTAGTTTTCTATAAAGCTAATGAAGTTCATCCTAATCTTAATGGTAAATGGATTTATGATTGGTATTCCATTACTACTGATCCTTCTGATATGAATCTGATTAAACCTATTAATTCTAAAGGTTGTGCTATTCTCGATGAAGGTCAATTTCAAGGTGCATTTAAATTAGGTAAACATAAAGGTGAGTATGATGCTTTAGTTCAAGTTAAACCTTTGCCTATTTTTCGTATTACTAGAAAAGATGGTGATATTGAGATTTCCGGTGAACCTACTTTTGAAATGTGTGGTATTAATATACATCGTGCTTCTAAATGGAAAATAGTTCGTACTATTGGTCTTTATTCGGCAGGTTGTCAAGTATTTGAATCAGTTCGTGATTATGAGGATAAGTTTATTCCTCTTGTTAAGAAAGCTGCTACTATATATAGAAATTTATTTACTTATACCTTGGTTAATATATCTGATTTCGATTGATTATGAAAGTCAATTTTCGAGGAGTGTTAATAGCACTCCTTTTTTTATTGCTAATTATCACTAATGTAATTCAATGTCATGAAGAAGAAAGAATATATACAAATAATATTCCTTATCATACTTTGGATTCTTTTAATAGGGTTATATCTGCTTTGGAGGAATATGCTATAAAGCAAGAACGTATTATAGATAGCCTTAAAGCTAATACTAATAAAACTATTATTAAATATGAGAAAGATATTAAAAACTTCTCTGATGTGTATATTATTTCTGATGATAGTATCACTAGATATATACGGCAGAGAATTGAAAGTTTGTAAAGATACTGTTATTACATATACTCTTGAAGATAACCGTAAGATTGCAATTCTACTTAAACAAGGAGAATATGATGCAGCTATGTGTAAATCTTTAAAGAATATTGTTGTTGGGCAAGATACTCTTATTAATAATTTAAAGCATACTCTTTATACTCTCACAAACCAAGCGAACGTTTATAAACAGTCTATTGCTGATCTTGAGAAGAGTAATAAAAATATGCTTAAAGATCTTAAGAAGTATATGCGTCGTTCTGCTAATTGGTCTAAGATTGGTAGTTGTTCTATAGGTTTAAACATTATATTTATAACATTATTAATTCTAGTATGAAAACTATTTTTGTTAATCCTTTTGTTTCTATTGAGTTAGATTCTAAAGTTAAAGAAGTTACTTTTAAAATTGGTAATTTTGATTATACTATTCGAGAAGATGATGTTTCTCGTATGGAAATTGATTTTGATTCTAGATTTATTAAAGTTAATGATGCTTTAGATTCAACTGGTAAACTTAGAGAACTTCTTAGAGCATTTTTTATTATTGTCGCGAATGAACTTGAGCTTAATAAAGAATTTTCTAATGGCAAAAAAGCTGACTTAGATGATATTGCTTTTGCTAATCTTAGTTGGAATTTTATACATTGGTTTGATGATGAATCTTATGATTGGGATTATAATCTACCTTATCCAGATAGATATAGAATCGGTGCTGTTTGGTATATAACTCATGCAATGAAAGAGGTATCTTATCAATCAACTCAAGGCATTCAATATGGTGTTTCTGATCATGTTCTTGGTCGAATTTATATCATTGATTCTGATAGAGGAGTTACTATTCCAAATTCTATTAAAAATCAAACTTTTTGGCATGAGTATGTACATAGTTTATTTGTTCAATCAAATGAAACTTATGCGAATGACATCGAATATGTTGTTGATGTTTATGCTACTCAAATTGCTTTATTTATGAAACAATTTGAAACTTTTGTCGATAAATAAGTAAAACTAAAGATATGAATAAAGATTTTGTTGAAGTTGTAAATGACTCTGGATCTAATAATGGTTCTTTTGATGTTGTTTGTGAACAAAATAGAGGAAATGAAAGATCTACTATTTTAACTGTATCTGGGGGGGGTATTACAAAAAGTATAATTTGTAATCAAGCAGGAGTACCTAATATAATCATAGGTGGAATACAGGGCCTTATTACAAAAATAATTATTTCTAGATAAAAAAAATGTATAATGTTATAATATTTTGAATATGGCTAAAGTAAAAGATACAGAATGGAATAAAATTGTTTATGGTAATGGAGTATATGTGGCTGTTGGAAGTAATGCGATAGATAGTAATGCTGCATATTCAACTGATGGTATTAATTGGATACCTGTAAATACAACTGTATATAGTATTATATCTTTGTGCTATGGTAATGGTAAATTTATAGCTTGGGCTATGGGTATTCATGGAAACGCTAGTAATAGTGATGGTTTTTTAGGTTCTTCTGTTGATGGAAAAAAATGGAATTTTACTAAATTAGGATATTATGTTGATGACAGAAAATCTGATATAATATTTGCTGAAAATAAATTTGTTGCTTGTGGTAGAAATAAACTTGTTGAATATTCTACTGATGGTATAAATTGGAATTCGGTTATTGTAGTAGATTATTCAATGTCTTATTCTAAAATTGTATATGGTAATGGAATATATGCTTGTTTTGAATTAAAGAGTACTCAGGTTAGATATTCTATGTCTTCTACAGGTTTAAATGGTGATTGGAATTCCGGAAATTTAAAGTCAGAACATTCTATATCTTATCTTATAGATATAGTGTTTGATGGAGAAAAATTTGTATTACTATGTGGCGATGATATATATACTTCTACAGATTTAAAAACATTTACAAAAGTTGTAAATTTTGATTTTGGTAGAATGAATGCTTTAAGTTATAAAAATGGATTATATGTTGCTGTTGGAATGAATAATAGTAATGATAATGCTTATTTAGCTTATTCTTTTGATTTAACAAATTGGATTTCTATGAATCCAATTATTGATTCAGAGAATATAACAATAACTAATTCTATAAATACAGTTTTATTAGCATAATATAATAAGTTATAATAAAATTTCTTATTACAATACTAATATCATATTTTCTATTAGTAATGATAATGAGAATATTAAAATCATTTTAATATCATAAAAAAAAAGTTTTAAAGTTACTATACAAATAGTTGCATAAATCCTATTACAACATTTGTTTGCTCGGTTTTTATTTTTATATTTGCCCGTATCATTAAGTTGGTACGGGCTTTTTTTATTGCTCGTAATAAAACAGATAAAACTATTAGTTATGGCACTACACGTATGGTTGGTTGAAGGCTCTAAACTTATTCTGAATGTAGAGCAAATTCTTAAAGTTCCTATTCTTGCTACTATTTATAATGATTGGCATAATGATAGAGAACTTATGTATAAGATATTTAAGTTTATTGATTGTTATGCTGATGAAGACGGTTATATTCATCGTAATGGTTTAAAAGATCAAAAGGCTTTTGATTATGCCATTGAAGTTGCTCAACTTAATTCAGACTTTAGACCAACTAAAGATATGATTGAAGCTATCAATTGGCTTGTTGAGCATAATATCAATTATGTTGGGCAAATGTTCTTTGAAACTGTTAATGCTCTTCAAGCTGGTAAAGATCTTATGGCAGTTATGAATAAGAATCTTCGTAATGACCTAAAGAAAGATTCTTTTACTAAAGAAGAGATTGGTGGTATGCTCGGTTATATGCGTGAGATTACGAAGATGGGTAAAGACTTACCTAAACTTATTGCTGAACTTAAAGAAGCAGAAGATAATTACGTTAAGTCTAAACTCAAGAAAACTATTGTTCGTGGTGGTAAAGAGCTTGCTGCTTCAATGGATGTGCATAATAATATAGATAATGGTGTTGGTGGTGGAATAGATATGATTGATTAAGCTATGAATAGTAAATATAAGTTTTCACAAGATGCTATTGATAACTTTATGTTTATTCATGCTTATTGGAAAAATAGTTGTGATGGCATCAGTGCTGCTCCTGAGAATAAATGGGGCTATAAACGAGGAGATATTCCTTTTATAGATTATCTCTGTGAAGATAAAAGTAAATATCCGAAAGCATCCGAAGGTATTAGTTATATTACTAATAAACCTTTATATGACCCGGATAATGATTTTCTTATTGGTAACTCTGGTGGTATTCTTATGAATATTGATTTCATTGTTATTAATATAGAAAGACTTTCTAAAGCTGCTGATACTTTTGATGAATATGGTACGTATTGTGATTATGACCCTAGTACTCCTGCTTATGAATCATTTTGGCAAAGAGAAACATCTCGTCGTAAGAAAGGTGTTTTTGTTAAAGCTAAACTTTATTATAAAGATATTCCTAAGTTCTTTGATGCTAATACTACTGATGAGGAACGTGAGAGTTTACTTCAACCTCTACGTATAACTGGTGCGCATTATACTTATCTTAATTATGGTCGTATTGAACGTACACCTAATGATAAAGAACGTGCAAGACTTAAATGTGAAGGTGCTGAACACGTTGAAACTGTTATGGGTTTTCCTCGTTATTGGGATGGTGATTATTGGAACTTTAAAATAGATGAATTTATAGCTAATAATAAGTTTCATCTTACTAAGGCTAAAGCTCGTCGTAAAGGTTTCTCATATAAACGTGGTAGTCAAGCTGCAAATACTATAAACTTATTTCCTAATGTTACTGTTACACTTGCTGCCGATCAATTAGCTTATCTTACTGATAAAGGTGCTACTACATTTATGGCTAAGAAATGTCTTGATCATTTTGAAGAGCATACGTTTTGGAAAAGAGGTTACATTTCAGAAGCTATTGATGATATTCTTATGGGTTATCGTGTATCCACGAAAGGTCTTAAGAATTTTGGTTGGCTTTCTAATCTTTATAGTGTTGCTATAGGTAAGAATGAATCTGCTGCTGTAGGTAAGAAAGCTATTGAGATTGATTTTGAGGAAGCAGGTAAATGTCCTAATCTACAAAAAGCTCTTGATGTTACTTTATCTAATACTGAATCTGGTGCTATATCTGTAGGTACTATACGTGTTTATGGTACAGGTGGTACAAAAGGTGCTAACTGGGCTGCATTTAGTAAAGCATTTTACAATCCTAAGATGAATAAGATGCTTTGTATGGAAAATGTATGGGATATTAATAAACGTCATGAAGTATGTGGTTTCTTCTTTCCACAAGTATGGGATTGTGAACCTTATGTTGAACGTGGTAATTCAATTATATTCACTGCTTATGCTTGGGATAAACAAGATAAAGAGAATCACTTTCATAATAATGATAGTGAAACTCACATAATCTATAAAGCTCAACGGGCTAATACTCCTGCCGAAGCATTCATTAATACCACGGAGAATATGTTCGCATCTCCGGAATTAAATCTTCATGTTTCGGATTTAATCAATGATAATGCGACTAGATTCTTTCAAGATGGCTGGATTGTTGTCAATGATTTAGGCGGTGCAAATAGAGCTGAATTTATACCTAGAGCCGAATGTATTAAACGAGATATATTTGGTAAAGGTAAATTCCATGAATTTGTGAATCAAGTTCCACATGGTTCTCGTGATGATACTCATGGTTGTGTTAGAATGTACTATCGTCCTTTTTTGGTAAATGGAGAAGTACCCAAAGATTTATATTTTACGGTGGTAGACGCATATAAGGTAGATAAGGCACAAAAAGATGTTACGGATAAGCATTCTCTTTATTCTGCGCAAGTATGGATGAGAAGTAATACAATTACTCCATATCCGAATCAAAAACTCTTAGTATGCGAATATATAGGTCGTATGGATACAATGGAACAAAATGATATACTTACGATGGGTATGTGTCTTTTATATAATGCTGAATGTTGTCCAGAAGCTGGTACAGGTGAGACTGTATCTAACTTCATTAAATATAAATTAAGACGTTATCTAATGCTTGACCCAACTAACATGAATAGTCGTAAGTTAGTTAATCCTAACAATAATGATTATGGTATTGTGATTGGTGATGGTGATAAAAAGTATAATGGTCTTCGTATGCTAAAGGAGTTTATTTATGAACCTTTAAGTTATACAGATGAGGGGAATCCTATTCGTAGACTTAAGTTTATTGGTAGTGTTCGTCTGTTACTTGAATGTCAGAGATTTACTGCTGAGGGTAACTATGACCATATTAGTGCTGCTATTGTTGCTATGTATGTCTTTCTTGCTGACTCTTTAAATACTAAGCGTCTTGTTGAAGGTAATAAAGAAGATAATAGCAGACGTATTGCAAATCGTTTAAATCGTCGTTAAATGAATGCTTCTAAGATTCCTAATTCTTTAGAAAAACCTGATGTGTTTGTTTCAGAAGCTACTAAGCGTACTCCGAAATGGACTAAAGCTATGTGCGATTGGGTTATTGCTACTGCTCATTCAAATAATGATAAAGCAGAAATTAAAGCATTTCTTGATGCCGCTAACGGTATTGTAGATGAATCTACTTATAAGTATGTCATGGCGACTTATAATTCTGTTAATGGTAGAAAAGAAGATTTGCCAGGTAAGATTAGAGATGTTGATTTTATTACTCCTATTAAAGAGAAATATATAGGGGAATTCATTAACACCTATAATAATTATCAAGTTTATAATGCTGATATTGATATTGTAACTAAGCGTAATAAAGATCTTAGAGTTGCGCTTGATTCTCTTCTTCGTCAGCAATTTATAAACATCATGAATGCTAATGGAGTTCAAACAGGTGAACCTTCTAAAGAACTTCCATCAGCTGAAGATTTTATGAAAGAAGCTGCTAAGGATTGGATTGATGAGGAAGCTCTTAAAGGTCAGAGAACTCTTGATCTACTTAATTCTCTCATAAAAGCTAATGAGAAATATATTCAAGCATTCTATTATTGGTTTTGTACTGAAAGTGTATATTCATATCGTGATGTAAGATATAATGATGTTATATTTGAAATTATTTCTCCTCTTGAATATTATCGTATCGATAGTGGTAATCTTTTTGTTGAAGATGATGATTATGGTATGAGAGAATTTGAAGTAAACATCAATGATATTATTGGTGAATATCAAGAGATTCTTTCTAAAAAAGATATTGCTTATATTAAGGATATAATTCATAATCATGAAAGTACTGGCGAATATGCTGTTACTCCTTTAATGCTTCGTTTTAGAGAGATTGCTTTTAATCCTACTGTTGATACACAGAGTTCCGCTCCCTACCACTCCTTGCCCTCTACCGGGGTTCTCAAAGCTCATCATTGTGTATTTAAGATTCCTATGAAACGTGGTATTCTTAGTTATACTAATTCTTATGGTGAGATTGAACAAAAAGTGGTAAGTGAAAATTATGTTTTAGATCCAACTATAGGTGATATTGATATTGAATATACATATGTTCTTCAATGTTGGGAAGCATATCGTTTTGGTGATAAAGATTGGGGAGTATATACTAAAGTTCAACCATGTGTAGTTCAACGTGAAGAAGTTAATAATCTTAATCATTGTAAGTTACCTTATAATGGTTTAAGTCGTCTTATGCTTCTTAATAATCCTAAACCTATTCCTTATCGTTTATTACCTTATCTTGCTCTTTATCGTCTTTATACATTAGTAGAAGAACGTACTATTATGAAGTTCCGTTCATGGCTATTGATTCCTGAAAGTTTCTTAGCTGATACTAATGATATGACTATGGAAGAGCGTCTTGATGCAGCTAATAGAGATGGCACTTTAGTCTTTGATGATAGTGAAATAGCTAAACAACAACCTTCACTTCAAGCTATTAAAGAGATTGCTAATACTACTATGATTAATTACTTAACTGTTCTTAATCAAATTAAGCAATCTATTAAGCAAGAAGCGTATGAATTAGCTAATATGAATGATCAACGTGCCGGAGATATTCAAGCTAGAGCTGGTAAAGCTGTTACTGAGATGGGTCTTAATCAAGCTCTTATGGGATCTGTATGGTCATTAAAGATATTTGATTCATTCCGTTCTCGTGATATGGAGGCTAATCTTGATGCTGCTAAGATTGCATGGATTGATGACTTTGAAGGTTCTTATGTTGATCCTAATACTAATGAAGTTGTTCAAGTTAGAGTTAATGGAACTGATTTTGTTAATTCTAATTTTGGTATTTTTGTTGGTAATTCTGCTGAACTCAATGAACAAGTTCGTAAACTTGAAGAAATTGCTTTTAGTGCTGCACAGAATGGTAATTTTGATGTAGCTGCTGAAGCTGTTTGTAATCATAACGTTGCTTCTTTACGCAAATATATTCAAGAAGCTGCTAAAGCTCAACGTAAGTTTGAACTTGAACGTGAAGAGATTCAAAAGAAATGGGATGCGGAGATTGAACAAATGCGTTCTGCTAATGCCGAAGCTCAACGCAGATTTGATGCTGAACAAGCTCAATTAGATCGTGACTCTAAAGAAGCTATTGCGGCCGATAGTAATCTTACTCAGATTATTGTTAATGATGCAAAACTTCAAGTAGATAAAGATGGTAATGGTTATATTAGTGAAGATGAGAGTAATGCTAATTCTCTTGATGCTTATCTTAAAATGACTAAGTTAAACTTAGATATTGATAGAGCTAATCTAGAGCGTGCCAAGTTCGAAGAGCAAAAGCGCATGAATCGAATCAATACGAATAAGCCACGAAAGTCTTAACGTGAGCCACGATTTTTATAAAAATGAATTGCAATATCAGCTAAAAATTGGTGTTCTCTAATGGCTGCATTTGAGCCTAAAATCAATGGAAATTAATTGAGATAATTGGAGGTTCTGTAACGTCCGGTGATGACGCTTTTGAAGATTATATTTCTATTGATGTTTTGAATACATTTATTATTACTACATTTGTCATTGTTATAACTTAATTTATAAAAGAGAAAACACTATGCCAAATCCTATTGTTCCCGGTGGTGTTACTGATAGTACTACTACCAAAACTGCTGAAGAAATAGCTGCCGAAGAAGCTGCTAAAGCTGCTAAAGAAGCAGAGGATAAAGCTAAAGCTGAAGAAGAAGCTCGCAAAGCTGCTGAAGAAGAAGCTAGACGTAAAGCTGAAGAAGAAGCTGCTGCAAATGAAAATGAAAATGATGAAGATGCTAATAAAATTATTCTTACAACTGATGAAGGTGATGTGGAATATGAATTAGATGCTGAAGGTAATGCTGTTAAAGATGGACAGATTGTTTACACTAAAGCTCAATTAGATGAGTTTGCTGCTGCTGAACAACAAGAAGAAACTATTGATGTTTCTGCTATTTCTGCTATTTCTGGTTTAACTCCTGTAAACGCTGATGGTACTCCGAAGCAATATGATATGACTGTTGAAGGTCTTGCTCAACGTGATGCAGATATTGCTGAAATTGCTAGACATCAAGCTGAATCAAAAGCTATTACTAATTTCTTCCGTGCTAATCCTGATATTCATCAAGCTGCTTTATATAAGCAAACTTATGGTTCACTTGAAGGTTTTGCTAATCATGTTGATTGGACTACGATGAGTATTGAAGATAAGTCTGAAGCTCAACTTGAAGCTATTATTCGTTCTGCTGAAAAACGTAAAGGTACATCAGATGCTCAAATTGATCGTATCATTCGTTTTTCTAAAGCTGATAAAGTTTTAAATGAAACTGCTAAAGAAAGTCTTGATTATCTTGCTGCTAATCAGAAACGTGAAATTGAAGAAGCTACTGCTCGTCAAGAAGCGCAATGGAAAGCTGAACAAGATGAACTAGATAAAGCTTATGGTATTACCTATGATGATCATGGTAAAGCTAAGGTACTTAATGTTCCTGATTCTCTTTACGATAAGATTGTTAATAAAGGTACTATCGGAGGTCTTGCTATTCCGATTGCTGGTGTTAAGAGAACTGTAGACGGTAAAGAACAAATTCTTACTCGTAAGGATCTTGTGAAATACCTTACTGCTCCTGTTGTTGAAATTGGAGATTCTCTTTATACGCAAGCTCAAAAAGATGTTTTTGATATGCTTGCTGATAATGAAACGTTCGCTATGGTAGCACTACGGAATTTACTTGGTGCTGATATTAGTCAACTTGCTGCTGCATCTATACGACAAGAGAATGTTCGTCGTTTGAACATTACTTCTGGTGGTAAACCTAAAGTTAAGGTATCTACCCAAGGTGGAGTAACTAAAGTTAATCCTAATAGACGCCCTGTTGTTCCTGGTGGTATTGTTGATTCTAATAAATAATTATCGTAACTATGCTTAGAGAAATTGGAAAAAAACAGTATTCCAAAGAGGTTTATAGTGATGCCGATATGCTATTGAACTTTAATGTTCTTGGTGCTGTCGATTTAAATAAATCTCTTACTTATCTTTGGGGTAGGAACAGTAATCAATTCCCTCTTCTTTCTCTTACAGAAGGTCAAGGGAATATCTCTCGTAAGAAACCTATTAATGCTGGTGATACTCAGTATAAATGGAAGATTATGGGGAAACCAACTGTTACTTCCCCGATTGTGCGTTTAATTACGCCTACTCAAACACCCGGTAAAGGGTTTATGTCTTTTAAAGCTGAGTTCCAAGATAACTGGATTCCTTATCAATACTCTGCTATTACTCCTGATGGAAAACATCTTGTACGTATGCAGACGGATGGTGAGCAAACTGCAAGTGGTGGTTATATCTATGAAATGATCATACTTGGTGGTAATCCAGATGAATTCATTGATCTTAGCAATTTTGAAAGAGGTAAATATTGGGGTATGGGTGCTCCTACGATTGCTGGTGAATTATCAACTGGTTCTCGTAGTACTGCTGAATCTTGGAGTGAAATGACTAATCAATTTGGTTTCCATCGTTTCTCTAAGATTATTACCGGTAATATCGCTAATATCGTTACTGAGTTTGAACTTGATTATGATGATGGTTCTAAAGGTACTCTTTGGATGCCTTATGAAATGCGTCAATTCGAGTTTATGCGCAGACGTTTGTTAGAGGAAGACTTGTGGTTCTCTTCTTACAATCGTGATATTAATGGTGTTATTCATAACCAAGAAAAGCATTCAAATAAACCTATTCCTCGTGGTGCTGGAGTTCGTGATATTCTTATTGCATTCGGAAACTATTTCGAGTACTCATTCATGACTATTGAGCTTATTGATATGATTCTTTCTCGTATCTTTGAAGTTCGTAATGATATTGATTTGAGCAATAAGAATATTGTTCTTTATACCGGTAAAGGTGGTTCTAAGATGTTCCAACAATGTATCAAGAATGAAGCTATTGGTAATGGTTACTTCGATAAACTTGGTGCAGAAGAGATTCAAAGTCGTGGTGGTATTTTGAGTTATGGTGCTTACTTTAATCAATATAAGCATTACTCTGGAGCTACCGTTTCAGTTAAAGTTGTTGACTTGTTTGATAGCGGTTCTCGTGCTGAAATGGATCGTAAGAACGGTCGTATGTATGGAGGTTTCCCTGTTACTTCATATACTATGGTATTCTTGGATCACTCTGTTGATAATACTTCAGGTGAACCTAATATCCAACTTGTTTGTGAAGAAGGTCGTGAATACTTATATGGTGTTTACCAAGGTATTACTCCTCTTCCTAAAGAATGGGGTGCTTACAATAAGATGTTAAGTACACGTGAGGATATTGCTACTTATGAAGTTATGTCTTCTCAAGGTATTAATATGCTTAACGGTACTACTTCTTTCTGGGCTGAAATGATTTTTGAATAAGCGTACATTACGATTATTGTAAAGTATAAACTGATTAAAGTATAAACTATATGATATACTCACGCAAAATAACCTTAGCTTTAAAGCTGAATCCTACTATGTTTCAAGTAGTGAATCAGAAAAGTATTGGTGCTTTTAATACAATCTTCGGTCCTAGTATAAAGGCTGTTCTTACTTTATCTAGTAAAACTGCTGAGATGGCTTCTATTCTTCCTACTATTATTGGAGCTTCTTCTGATAGTCGTAATGTTAATTTTCAAGATCTCGTTCTTAAGCATTTAAAGAACTCTACCGTAGAAGTTCCTGCTCAGGGTTATGAATTGGAAACTGGTTGGGAGTTTTCACTTAATGATCCTATTAAGCGTGATGCTATCTTTGAATGGGCTAAAAAAAATAGCATTAATACGGATATTGCTCCGAATAAATTAGAGAAAGCTATTTTTGATGCTATGCTGTTTGGTGATGGTATTGCGGTTCATGAAGAGAATCTATATATGTATATGACTTCAATTAAACCTCAAGACTATATCATTTGGCGTTTAGCTCTTCTAACTTCTACTGTTGCTAATAAACCGGAAGATGTTGAGAAATCAACTAATATTCGTTTTTATTTGCATAGCATTGAGGATGTTAAACGTATGAAAGATGCTAAAACCAAAACTGTTGTTAATACTGCTACTAAGTTGGCTCAGTTGTTCACAGGTGATGAGGCTTCTTACAAGCGTATTCGCAATATGCTTATTTGTAATGCTCCTGCTGATACTCTTTCGATTATCAAGATGGAACATGGAGATTTGCAAACGGCTGTAGCTGAACTTTCACAAACAAATGCAGATGCGTTTATTTCTCTGTTTGATAATAAGAATGTAGAAGCAATGGCACAGGTCTATAAGCTATTAGCTGCACAAGTTATCACTAAAGATGGTGATAATTACTTTGACACTGTGCGTCCGGAAGTTGTTCTTGGTTCATCAGTTGAAGGTGTTATGGCTTATTTAGCTGCTCCTGAGAATGTTGAATATAAAGCTCAACTTTTCACTGCTTATAAAGCTTCGGTTCTAAATTAACAAAAAGCTGTCAGTATGTATAGTAGTTGTAAAGAAGCACATATCGCTGTAAATGAAAAGATTCAGCAGATTAATGCTAATAGGCAAGAATCCATTCGTCCGCAGTATATTGATATTGCTCTTAATGAAGCTATTGACGTACTGCTTACGCAAAAGATTAAAGCCTTTGAAGAAAGCGGACGCTATTACGATGATTTACAGGTTTTAAAAGATACATATAGAAGTCCTCTTTACCTTCTTTCAAATGAGGGTAACAGAGGATTTGCTTATTTACCTACGAATTATCTACATGGCGTTTCTTATACAGCAAGTGTTATATTCGATAAGTTTAAACGTTATAGGGCTACTGAATCTATTACTACTAGAATATATGTAATAAATATTAGTGAGCTATTTAAAACTATTCCTGGCTATATAGAAGATTTCAATATTCAAATTGGAGCTGATAATATTACTTTTCATTATCCTGCTAAAATCTATCGTAAAGATGGTCTATTTGAGTATATCAACTATATGCTTTCTGTATTACTTAGAAAAGGTTATAATGTGACCTACGAACATTACAGAGGCTCATATTACCCTGAATCGCTCATATTTTACTTTGATACGCCAACACTAATAGTAGTTGGTGATAAATATAATATTAAGTTAGGCCGATTCAGCAACGAGCGTTATACAGGGCGATATGAAGTTATAACTGCTAATGGAACGATAACTGAAGTACGAGAGAGCCGATTTGCGGGCATGGATTTAGTTTCAGATGTGCAACGCATGGATATGTTACAAACGTATCATAATCGAGCTAATAGACATCTACATCCGATATGTGTAATTGAGAATAATCGATTGCTCGTAGATATGGATGATAAATTCATTATCACTGATGTTGCTATTACATATCTTCGTAAACCTACTAGGTTTAATATTGTAACTGATGAAGTTTCTGAACTTCCGTTTAAAACTGAGATTATTAACCTTGCTACACAGAAGCTTCTTGGTAAACTTAAAGATGAAGGTTATCAAATTGCTATAAATGAAAGTAATTCTTTAAAATAAAACGTTACTATGAGAATTGTAAGTTACGGAAAAACATTTGTCGATAATGTTACTGTTGATACTAAGTTATCTAACGGTCAACTCGGCATTTGTACTGCTTATGGTACTGCTTTGCCTACTACTGGTAGACCTGAGCCGTTTGTAATTATGTCTGCAATTCCTACTAAGGACGGTGGATTTATGAATCAACGTGGAGTGGATATTAATCCTTTTAACTTCACTTATAACGTTCGTAAATATACGGAAACAGATCAGAAAGAAACTATTATTCTTAAAGGTCTTACGAATCCGGCACTTAAGCCTGCTGAAGGTATTGTATATAATGCAGATGCTGAGTTCTGTGGTGCTATTGAAATTTGTTCTTCTGAGGAGTATCGCCATGGTCTGACGGTTAATCCTAATCCTCAGATTGTTCAAATACCTGTTCGGATTCATGCTACTGATACCGTTGATCGGTTGGTAGAGAAGATTAAGAAGAACCTTAGTCTTACTGCTTATAATAAAGAGTTATTTGATATTACTATCGAGAAAGCTGATAGTGCTGTTCAGATAACCGTTGTTGCTAAAAAGCCTACTAAATTGACGATGAACGTATTCGGTATTCTTGCCGATCAAAAAGCCAATGGTACTATTACCGTTAAACATACGAAGTTATCCGGTTTCTTGGCTGATGTTGCTCTTAGTGATGAAGACCTTCGTTATTCTCTGATTAACATGGGTTGGAATCCTCATGATGAGTGGCAGAAAGCTTGGGGTATTGGTGACCCGAAAGTTGGCTTTAGTAAAGTCGCTTATCTTGTTATTTCTACGGCTGAGTTTAATCAATTCCCTGAGATTGCCGCTGATAACAATAGTCCTCGCAAATTCCAAATTATTGTTGGTACGGAAGCTGTGATCGATGCTGTTGTAAATAAACTTAAAGCTATTAAGACTTTAGCTAAAGATTCCGGCGATAATGCCATTTCTCTGAATACTGCAACTGACTAAAGTTGCTTGGAAAACTACGCAGTGCTTAACGGTTCTGCGTAGTTATATTTGTTTAAACTTAATGCTATGGAATGTAATATTAAAATTGTCAAGTTAAAACAAGTTCTTCCTCTTGGTACATTTCCTAAGCGTGAGCATAACGTTCGATTCTTCTATCATCGTACTGATGGTTGTTACTATATGTATGATGAAAAAGGTTGCGAAATTAATCTAACTACTGATGGTAATATTATTGCTATTGATAGAGAGTTAATTGTTGGTAGTGAGTCTTTGACTGATGATACTCTTATTTGCATTGGTCTTAAAGCTAATTATGTGCATCCTAGTCGTGGTGTTAGAAATAATACTTGCGGTTGTCAAGATACATATATTCGTGCTTGGACTTACATCAAAGATCTTCAAGATTTTATGCAATCTGGTCATATCGAACGTGATTACTATAGAGTTACTTTAGTTCCTTCTCCTGAAGAAGGTGGTATTGTTGGATGTAGTGGTTCTGCTATTGTTCCTGATGAAAATTCAGATGGCTTCCGTTTCCAATTTGAAGCTGGTAGTCGTGTTGAACTTTATGCTAAACCTGTTCAAGGTTATCACTTTAAAGGTTGGAAAGAGTTCCATACTAATGAGATTATGTCTATTAGTCCTAATTGGTCTTTTACTATTAAGAAAGATATGGATTTGATAGGCGTATTTGAAAAGGATGAAGCTCCTATTGAACAATTCTATATTAATGTTAATGCTGATCCGGCTAATGCAGGATATGTAGTTGGTGCCGGAACATTCCCAAAAGGTACAAGGCATTCTATAACAGCTGCGGCAATTCAAGGGTATCATTTTACTCATTGGACTGATAGTTTAAATCGTATTGTTTCTACTAATCTTCAATATGATCTTGTTGTTGAGAAAGATGAAACTTATACTGCACACTTCGAGCTTGATACTCCTGTTATTGAGGAGTACAATGTAACTATTATAACTAATCCTGCTGATAAAGGTTCAGTTAGCGGTGGCGGTACTTATAAGTCCGGTCAAACTGCAATAATTGTTCCTAGTCCGGTTGAGGGTTGGGCTGTTGATACAGTTACTGCTTCTGGTGGTAATCTTGTAGATAATGGTAATGGTACATATAGCATCGTTGTTACACGAGATCTTACGATTACGGTAAACTTTAAAGAAGCTATTCGTTATTTCACGTTTAGTATCGTGGCAGATGCGAATGGTTTAGTTCGATATAAAGATATTAATGATGCTTGGTCTCAATGGGCAGAAAGACACGAAGTCACTGCTCCGGAAAAGACTATTGTCACTATCGCTGGTAAAGCTAACGGCGGTTATGAATTTGAAAAGTGGGTAACGCCTACTGGTGCTAATCTTCCTAATAATGAAAATAATATCATTGTTGAAGAAGGTCTGCATCGCAAAGTTTATACTGCTTATTTCAAGGAAACTTACATTCCACCTGAAACTCATATTGTTAATATTACTGCTGGTTCTAATGGTAAATGCAAATATAAGATTGGCTCTGGTGAATATTCAGAAGCTGCATCTTCGCATTCTAACATTAGTGTTACTGACGGTGAGACAATTGAGGTATTAGGTGTTCCTGATAGCGGTTATTCTTTTGAACAATGGAATATTGGTGGAACTACTTCTAACTCTAATCCTTATTCAAAGGTTATCACTGAGAATGTAGATTTCTCTTGTACGTTCGTAGAGATTCCACCGGAAGAAGTTACTATTACGGTAGGTTCTGACGGAACTAATGAAACTCGTTATCGTATAGGTGATGGTTCTTGGTCTAGTTGGTCTACTTCTGAACACACGTTTAAAACTGCTGTAGGTTCGATTTATTCAGTTGAAGCTCGTGCGGTTGGCAATTACAAGTTCAGAGAGTGGAATACAAGTGGTGCAAAGGTTTCAGATAATCCTGCAACATTCACTGCTAAAACCGGAACGAATGCAACACATATTGCTACGTTCGACCAAGTAATCATGCGAACGCTAACTCTTACTGCTGGAACGGGTGGTAAATGTCGTGCAAAGATCAATGGAAGTTGGAGCGACTATTATAGTGGCACAAAGACTTACTCTGATATTGTTGACGGAATTACCGTTTCTGTAGAAGCATTAGCAGATAGCGGCTATCATTTTAAGGAATGGACTGATTCGGGTGCGCCCTCGACTACTTCACGTGATATTGTTATGAATGACTCTAAATCTATTGAAGCTCGTTTTGAAGTTGATGCTCCTGATAAATTCCAAGTCACCTATGAAGCTATTCCTAACGGAAGTGCTACAATGGAAGGTGCTGGTACTTATAATGATGGTGATACTTGTACGATTAAAGTTAATGTAAGTCCGGGTTATACTTTGAATAAAGTGCTTGTTGATGGTGTTAAAATCACTCTTAATAGTAACAATCAGTATAGCTTTGTGGTTGAGAAAAACATTAAGGTTACTATTGAATGTGATCTTATTCCTGAACCCACACATTATACACTTACAGTTAAAACCGAAGATGAAGGTGTAGCTCAAGGTGGTGTTGGTATCAATAAAGAATCTAATTTGGGAGTTGAAACTGCTGAATTTGAGGATGGTACTGTTGCTACTATTCATGCTACAGCTGCTGAGGGTTATAGCTTTGGCGGTTGGTGGAAAGATGGAGTTAAGGTTTCTGACGATGTAACTCTAAGTGTTACTATTGACGCGGATAAGACTTACATTGCTAAGTTTACTCAAGATCCATATCTCGAATTAGATAAGACTTCTCTTACTTTCGAAGCTGCTGGTGGAACTCAAACTGTTAATGTTACTTCTAATGTTGAATGGATGGTTTCATAATTAGGGGGGGGGTACTAAGATGGCTATTGCTTCTTGGCTTACCCCTACCGCTAAGAGTGGTACGGGTAATAAAACGGTTGGTTTAACTGCCAGTAAAAACCCTGGTGTTAGCAGAAATACTATTGTTACTGTTACTGTCAGTGGTATTACTAAAACTATAAATTGTACTCAAACGGAGCAAGATAAATTTACTATTAAGATTTCAGCTTTAACTACTAATAGTTCAGGAACTACTATTACAAATGTTGGTGATTGTTCTATTGGTTCATCCGCTACAGGTGGAGTTAAAGAAGGAACTTATTATCGTGATACACAAGTCACATTGACTGCTAAAGCTGCTCCTACTGGGTATGATTTTGTTGGTTGGTATGAAGGCTCTAATCTTGTTTCTACAAGCCTTTCTTTCGCTGTTACTTTAACAGCTAATAGAACTCTTGTTGCTAAATATCAAATTAAGAGCTATGTTGTAAATGCAATATCTGATGATACAACTAAGGGAATTGTAAGTCCTGCCGGTCAAACTGTAGAACATGGTAAGAATGCTACTGTAACTGCTTCAAGGAAAACTGGATATAAGTTTGATGGTTGGTATAATGGAACTACTAAGGTTACAAGTGCTAATCCTTATACATTTGCTCCTACAGCAAATATCACTTTAACTGCTAAGTGGTCTATTTATACTGTATCTGATACAATAAAGATTAGTCCTTCTGGTGGTGGTACTGTTAGCCCTAATCCTATTACTGGACAAGAGACTACTGTAATTAGTATTACGGCAACTCCTGCTACAGGTTATAATTTTAAACATTGGAGATATAATGATTCTAGTGCTTCTGGAGGATATTCAGAAAGTACTACTAATCCTCTGAGGGTTATTATAACAGGTAAAAGAGATATTACTGCTATATTTGAACTTAAATCTTATACAGTTACTTGGAATGCTAATGGTGGTACGGTAAGTCCTGAGTCTGTTTCTAAAACTCATGGATCTACTTTAGGTACATTACCTACTCCGACTAGGGCAGCTACAGCAGAATATTCTTATACATTTGCAGGTTGGTTTACAGCGGCTAGTGGCGGTACTCAAATATCAACAACTACTACTGTAACTGGAAATGTTACTTATTATGCTCATTGGACAGCTACTAAACGTTCTTATACAGCTACATTCAATGGTAATGGCGGAAATACTCCTAGTCCTTCCACTATTACTAAAGAATATAATGCTGCTTTAGGTACACTTCCAACTTGCTCTAGAACAGGATATACATTCCTTGGTTGGTACACAGCTTCTAGTGGCGGAACTAAAATTTCTACTACAACTGTTGTAACTAAAAATATTACGTATTATGCTCAATGGTCAATTAATAGTTATACTTTAACATTTAATCCTAATGGTGGTACTGTAACTCCAACGTCTAAAGATCTTGAATATAATTCAGCTTATGGTACGTTGCCTACACCTACTAGAGCTTCTGATGCACAATATACTTATACATTCGCTGGATGGTACACTGCTGCAACAGGAGGAACTCAAGTAACTGCTACTACTAAGATGGCAGCTAAAGATACAACTGTTTATGCTCATTGGACATCCAATACTCGAAGTTATACTGTAAGTTATAAAACAACTTATGGAACTTTGAATAGAACTAGTCAAAGTGTTGCATACAATTCTAAAGGATCTTGTACTTTGACTATGCCTAATAACACAGCTGAATTTACTTATACGTTTGTTGGATGGTATACTGCTGCTAATGGTGGTGGAACTAAAGTTGGTTCCGAATTAACTTTAGAAACTCCTGCAATTACAGGAACTGTTACTTATTATGCTTATGTTACTAGAAGTACTAAATCTTACACTCATACTTTCAATGCAAATGGAGGTGGAACCGTAAGTCCCTCAACTATAACAAAAGCTTATAATACAGCTCTTGGTACATTGCCTACTGTTAGTCGTACAGGGTATACATTTGTTGGATGGTTTGATACATCTGCTGCAAGTGGTGGTACTCAAGCTACAACAACTACTAAAGTTACTGAAACTAAAACTTGGTATGCTAGATGGTCTATCAATAGTTATACGTTTACATTTGATAAGAATGGTGGTAATACTCCTTCTGCTACAGCTATAACTAAAGAATATAATACCGATATTGGAACGTTGCCTACTTGTACTAGAAGTGCAGATAATACTTATACGTATGCTTTTGCCGGTTGGTTTGATACTTCCGCATCTAGTGGAGGAACTAAATTAACTACTACTACTAAGGTAACATCTAATAAGACTTGGTATGCTAGATGGACTTCAACTTATAAAAATTATACTGTTATATGGGATGGAAATGGTGGTACTCCTAGTAAGTCTTCTAGCTCATTCCATTATAATGATGCTTTAGGTACATTGCCTACGGCAACTAGAACAGGTTATACGTTTAAAGGTTGGTCTACGTCTAAGACCGGTACAGTAAATGTTAGTACAACGACTAAAGTAACAGCTAATGTTACATATTATGCTGTTTGGACAATTAATTCTTATACTTGGACATTTGATGCAAATGGAGGTACAGGTGATACAACTAAGACATTAAATTATAATGCTACACTTAGTACATTACCTACGGCAAGTAGAGCTTCTACAGCGGCTAACAACTATACATTTGCAGGTTGGTTCGATACTGATGCTTCAACAGGTGGTACTCAGTTGACTACTTCAACAAAATGTACTGGTAATAAGACTTGGTATGCTAGATGGACTATATCTACTAGACAGTATAAATTGACAGTTACTGCTGGTACAGGAGGTACAGTTAGTGGTGGAGGTACTTATAATTACAATGCGTCAGTTACACTAAAAGCTACAGCTAATTCTGGTTATCACTTTGTTAAATGGAGTGATGGTAATACAAGTGCTACAAGGGCAGTCACTGTAACTAAAGATGCCACTTATACCGCTACATTTGAACAAGATCCTTATTTAAATCTTGATAAAACAAGTCTTGAATTTGAGGCATCAGGAGGTACAGAAACGATTAATGTAACTTCTAATGTTTCTTGGACTGTTTCTTAAACTTTTAAGAGTTCCGCAACGCTCTGCAAACCCCAGTAGAGAAGGTGATGTGGAAGCGTGCGGAACTCAAAATCTATTTATAAATAATTAAATTGTCATTATTATGGTTTCAAATTCTTCTTTAGATGAAAGAGCCACTGCGGTGGAAATTGGTGGTTTAGTTGATGGAGTTGGTGCTCCGGTTATGCGTGCTGCTTATGCATTAAAAGCAAAACCGAGCTGGATTACGTTATCTGCTGTTGAAGGTACAGGTAATTCACAAGTTGATGTTACGGCCCCTGTTTATAAAGGACGTGAAGGTCGTTCAGGATCTATTACTGTAACAGTTGAAGACTTAACGGAAGAGGTTGCAATACAACAGTCAGGTTCTAGCATTTGGGATGTTACCACTCAATCTTTAGCTTTTGTTAAAACAGGTGAAGCTAAGAAGTTTACAGGTAATTCTAACTTGGCTTCTATTACGTTTGCTGTTGATTCAGATGCTTCAGCTTGGTTGACTGCTGGTAAATTAGTAGTTGCTACTAAGCAATATAATTCAGGTGCACCTATCGAAGGTGACCCGGGAGCAAATGATGTTTATTCTTTTGAGATTACGTTTACTGCTGCTGCTAACCCGACAGTTAAGACTCGTACCGGACATATTACCGTTAATGGTCAGAAATATACTGTTAATCAAGCTGCTGGTGATGCTACTTTGTCTGTATCTCCGACTTCTTTGACTTTTGCTGCTGCTGGTGAAACGAAACAGATTACGATTACTACCAATACCGCTTGGACTATTTCGTAAGTCGTCTGTTGATTTGATTATGGGTCTGATAGGTGCTAAGGTACCTATTAGATCTTTTGTCGTATAAACAAATATCTAATTAAATATGGCTACGAAAGATTTTGTTGATTATAGTCCTGCCAGTGGTAGTAACAATGGTTCAATTGATATTACTGCTCCTAGGAATCCACAAATGAAACCTCGTAGTACTGCTATAGCTGTTAAGGTGGGGGGGGGGAGTGAGTAAAACTTGTGATATTGTTCAAAAAAGTGGTAAAGCTATTTTCGCTATAAGCAATATTAGTATTGCATCTGAAGCTGTATTATCTGATGTAAATCCTAAATACGGTGAACCTATTGATCGTGATGTTGAAGTTCATTTAATGGTTGGTTCATCCGGTCTTATAGATATGCAAATAACTTTTGAAGGTATTTATAGAATAATGTCAGCTGAGGGTGATAATAAGGATATATCTACTAATATACAAGGTTTTAATGTTATAGTAGAAATTGATAATATTTGGATATATGGTGGTGGTGCTCATATAACTGTTACAGGTTATGATAAAGCTAATACACCTTTTGAATGTTATATATCACTTATGGCACAAATGATATAGTTATGGAAGAAACAATTGTTTTTAATCTCTTTAATTCTATAAGCTTTGCTTTTATCGCTATTGTGCTTTTAGCTACTTATGGTATTAATGAGATTGCTACTAAGATTGCTAAGAAGAAACTACCGAGATACTTCAAGTCTCTTGTTAGCTTAATCGTAGGTATTGCAACTATGGGGCTTTACTTATACAAATTAGATGCTTCACTGGAAACGGTGCTGCTATCTTTTCTGATATGTACCTTTGGGTATGATTTAATTATCAAACCTATACTCAAAGCTATAAAACGGCATTTTGCTGATTCTAAAAGCGTATAATCGCGGACTAAAGGAGTGCTACTGCTAAATTGCGTAGTACTCTCTTTTGTCATATCAAGGAAAATCATTGCTCGCTTAAATCATCAACTAAACGTTCTATTAATGATTTAAATTCCTTTAGGTATGACACCTGTGACTTATACTAATTTGAATAAACTCTTATTAATTAGAGATATTCAAGAGATTGCTAAAACTTATATCAATGATGATAGAAGTTATCGTTGGATTTGGAAGAACAAAATTGCTGACGTATATCATATTGGTTATGTAACTTTTATGAATTACATTAGTGTTCCCTCTATTAATGCAAAGATTGAGAAGCTATCGCTAAGAAGAAACGTTGAATATAATGTTCAACTGTTGAGTATTAATGTTCATGTTATAAATCATTTCATTGTTATCAGTACTAATAGTAATATATTTGTTGTGCATCTCAATGTCGAGGTGCATTAAAACAAATTAATGCTATGAATACTGAAAACGAAACTGGTGTTAAAGTTCCGAAAGGACAAATTAATTACAACACTGTTGCAGGTTCTTTAGGTCTTGCTGCTTTTGCAGGACTTGGATTGAGAAATTGGTTAGGTAACGGTAATGGTTCGGTTGCTGCTGGAGCTACTGCTGTTGCTGAAACTCAATTAGTTTCTGGTCTTATGGCTGAACTTGCTAAAGAGAAGTCTGAACGTTATGCCTATAATGTAGGTATAAACACGTTTAAAGAAGCTTTAGCTTTAATCAAAGAAGAACGTGAAACTCGTCAAGCTAACGACAAGATTATATTTGAAACTCTTGCTCGTTTGGATAAGGAATCTGCACTTAACAAACAGGATATTGAAAACTTCAAGAAAGAAGTCGCTCGTGAGTTCTGTGATGTTCGTCATGATTTCAAAGCTGCTATTGCTCTTGAGGCTGAACGTAGAGAATCTGCTGATGAACGAATTGTTGATTATGCAAATTGCAATTTCGTTAAATACATCAAAAAGATCAATGCTGCGGAGATTTGTCCGGTTGTTGAGTTAGCGGCTCGTACTGCTGGTCCGGCTGTACCGGATTCTAACGCTCCTACTACTCCTACAGCAAACGCTTAATTTTGAAGTAGTATGACTAACGCAGAACTTGTTGCAGTAGCTGTTGGTAAATGGCTAACACCAATCGTTAAAACTATTGGAGGTGGGATTAAGATTCCTGTTACTTCTGGTATCGGAAAATTTATGGGTAGTGTTTTTGGTTTAGACCTTTCTACTTATAATCTTCTGAATGAATTAGATTTTATTATAGAGCCTACACTTGATTATATTATTAAGCCTCAGTTGGCTAAGTTATCTAAGTTCATACCTGATGAGCAGATTCCTAAAGTAGTTAATAGCTATCTTGATGCAGCTATTTCTAAAGCTACTGCTAAAGGTTCTGTGAATCTATTTGGTTTTGAGTTCGAAGCTACTGCTTTTCAAAATCTTAAACGTGAAATTGATAACTCTCTTAAAAATAATGTAAGTCATGATGAAAGACCCGCATGAGCATAGTGATATGCCACACGAAAGTGAAGATGTAAGAAAGAGGGATTGTCGAAAGTATAAAGAACTCTACGGAAAACATTTTACTAAAGACCTATGTGAATGGGCTGTTGAACGTATGGAGAATCGTAATGGTACTACTCATCATTATAATCTTGATGAAGTCAAATCTATTTGGCACAAATATAAGATGAATGATCTCCATAATGCTAACTGGTATGATGTTATGTATGTAATGAATATGGCTTACGCAGATTTCTATGGTCGTTTGTTTACCGAACATCATGAATGTGCTATGTATGCTTATCTTTACATTAGTGATCCCGACGGTTACGAAGGTATTGCTTTCCAAAGATGGTTAGCTGATATTAAAGTTCAAGACGATGAAGTGCCTTGGCAGAGATTTATCTAATTAGTTTTGGTCGCAGGTGTTATTTATATCAAGGCAATTTTAATTATTCCTAATCCGACTACTGGTTCCGCTGGTAGTCGGATTTTTTTGTTTATAGCAACTTATTCAAACACGCAAGTATGAATTATAAAACACGTTGTGTAATGAGTGGTATTTTTATTGCTATATTGAACTTGATTGGTGTTATTGTTTCATCTATTGGTGTTGTCTTCGTAAAAGAATGGATTGCTAAGAAGAGACGTAAGGTTGTTACTAATCTTCTTACATCTAAAGCAGAATGTTGGATGCAACTCGATAAAATAGCCTCAAACATTAGAGAATCTCTTAATGCTAAAGGTGTTTACATTGCATACTTTCATAATGGTGGTAAGTTCTGTAATGGTATTAATATGGATAAGTTTACTGTTATCGCAGAAGATTACGATATTAGTATTACAGATCCTTATAAGAATCGTTATAAGAATGTTCTTACTTCTATTATGCCTTATACTATTCTACGCTTATACAGAGATAGTAAGTACATTTTCCGTATGAGTGCTTTGACAAAGTATCATTCTAATATGTATGTTGGAGATCTTCGTTCACGTGGATGTAATACTGCTATTAGCATTCTTATTCGTGACTTGAAAACTGATATGCCTATTGGCTTTCTTAGTGCTGAGTTCGAGCTTGACTTTGAACCTGACACTGAAATGATGCAAACATTCTGGAAAAATCACAATCGTATTTCTCGCAATATGACTATGGTTATAGATGCGACAGAAGATACCATTAAAAACTAAAATACCATGACTGTTATTTACGCAAGAACTAGTCTGCCATCAAGGTGTGGTAGGGGTTCAAAAAATCTAAAGAACGTTATACGAGTTACTAATAAATATGTTAATTGTGGTCCTTGGCATGGAGTTGTTCTCGTTAAGAATCGTCCTATTATAAAAGGTTCTAAACCGAATATTCCCATACTTAAACTTTCAACTAATCATATGAAATTCATCCCTCGTGGTGAAACTAAAGAGTTAGGTATTTCAACTAATAAAACTTGGCGAATTGTTTAATGTATTATTATGGCAACACTTAATCAACTAGGAAGTAAAATTTCTAATATATTAGGTAAGCCGGGTGATCATAGCATTCAAGAAAGAGCAAAGAGTGCATGTAAGTCGCTCTTTGCTACTTTTATTCGTCAAAGTATTGAACGTAATGGTGTAGATGAGGTTCTTAAAGTTAGCTTTAATGTACCTTTAATCTGTATTCCGCTTACTGATTTAGAAAATACCTATGCTGGAATTGGTGCTAAAGATATGATTCTTACTACTGAGCATCGAATTCCAACGCCTTTACGTATGCCTAATGATGCACCATTTCTTCATGTATATACACAGCATGATGATGGTAGTTTTATTACATATAAATACGCTAGTAATAGCATAGTTCCTCTCTTGACCACAGTCTATTCCCCTACTGGGGTTTGGGGAGTTTATCAAATCATTAATGGTAAACTTAAAATTATCATCAAAAATACTCTCAAAAACTTTGAAATTGATGCTAAAAATTATAAGTTTGTAACGATTGTGTTTGTAGCTGAAAATCCTGAAGATGTTATTACTATGTATATGGAAGATGATGGTCAAGATATTGAACTTCCACTTCCAGCAGATATGATAGAAAGAATAACATATGAGGTTCTAAGAACTGAATTTGGTATTAAGCCTACAGAACATGAGGTTAAGATTATTAGTGATAGTACTTATGCTCCTAATGATCCTAATGGAACTCAACGTTTAATCCATAATAAAGTAGAATAAACTATATGGAATCTATACACTATTACCACGATTATCAAGAGTATTGCTATAATACTATTGAGAAACTTAGTAAAGATTTGCATAACACTTATGTTAGACGTAATAATCTAGCTAATATTTGCTATGCTAATCTGAATCTACTTGAATCTAACAAGATAACTAAAGAGTTACTTGATAATATGATTCTAGGTAAGAAAGTAAAAGGAGTTAAACTTCTGAGAAAGCTTGATTGGAGTAACGAAGCTAAAGCAGTATCTCTTCGTATTACTTATAACCGATTCGCTTATCTTTGTACAGTTCGTATTCCTAAATTACTTGCTATTATTAGATATTATGATTGGATGTGTCGTATTCCTCATAGTATTTTTAATCAGATTCAACGAAGTCTTAATAAGAGTCTTATAGAAACTCTGATACGTGGTGGTAGTGTTTCACTTGGTACATATCTTGGTACTTATCAAGTACAACGTGCTGTTGCTAGAGAATCTGTTGATTGGGCTGCATCTTTTCGTCTTAGAGATGAAATGATTGCTGCTGGTATTGAAGTTCAGAGCTTTCTTAATCCTTATGGTAAGAATTGGAAAGTTAAATCTGATAATCCTTATTATTGGTTCTGTAAATGGATTCGTCATAGAATGGGTGTAGATGTTGTACCTAATCAAATATTTTATAAATATCATCCTACTCATTGTCATATTAATATTAATACTGATAGTAAGATTACTAAATATAAGACAATAGAGGAAGTTATTAAAGCTGATAATCTTGCATTTGACGCTAAGCTTAAATATATTCGACAGCATGATCCTACTATTATGGATAGGTATCCTCATGCTAAGAGTAAACGTGAACGTACTAAAAACAATGAAGTAGATGAATACATTAGACCAAAATCTGATTAGCTCTAGTGTTGTTATTCATAGGATTATTGAAGATTATGATGTCCATTCTATGGATTTCATTACTCGTATTCCTACTTGGATATGTGAAGCTCTTGCTGATTTAAATATTCAGCAACATTATATTAACATAGGAGAAACTATTGATTTTGATGATTATCGTTGTGAACTTCCTAAAGGTTGTAAAAATATTCGTTTAGTTACTATTGGTGGAAAACGTGCTGATTTTACTACTAACCCTGCTCCGTTTGAGCATGATAGTGGAAACTATATACCACTTGCCGTTTCATTTCCGATAGGCTGGAATCTGACAGAGAACGTTATTTTTGACTTCATACAAGCCACTAGAGAGAGTTTATATACTTACTCGATTAACGGGTCGTATTTGCATCTAAATGTCAGAAAAGGCACGTTAGGACTATTATATCATGGCTTACCAATGACACTAGACGAGATACTTAAAATCAATGTTCCTCTTATACCTAACAATGATGTTCTTATTGATGCTTTAAAGAACTTCGTTATGATGCGTATTCTTCAACGTAATTACCGTCATCCAATTATGAATCTAAAAGAGAGTAATCCTTACACTAATCCGGCATTAGCATACGATAATGCTAAAATAAAAGTTCGAAATGCTTGCAATAGGCTTACTAAAGATAAACGAGATGATTGTAGTAAATCTATGTTGAACTTCTTTTTAAACATGAAAAATCGTTATGTGAATTAATTATGAATATAAATGATGGTTTATATCCTAATGCTAATCCTGGTGCAGTCAGAAATGGTGTTAAGTCATTTGCATTAAATATAATGTATAATGATGATGGTAATACTCTGATTAACGAGAATGGTTTTGAGGTTTATAAAAAAGACTTAAACGTCTACGGAACTTTAATTGGTAAAATTGAAGTTCCGTTAGGCGTTATTTTATTTTTTAAAGGTACTCCTGATAAAATTGTTTATATATATCAAACCATTAAAGATATAAATGATATTAAAACTATTGTATTTCAAGGTAACTTTAATTTTACTATAGATCATCCTATAAGTGGTACATTTACATATATTGATGAAACTAATTTATTTATAACATTTACAGAAGGTGTTTCTAGTGATAATGAAACTCGTATTCTTTATATTACAGAAGCTCAAAGTAAATATAAAGATTATATTAAAGATACTGTGATTGAAGATAATGTTACTACAATTACATTCAAATCTGAACTTGAATATATTCTCAATCTTATTCCAGATATAGTATTTCCTACATTAGATATTAATATTATAGCTGGTGGACTTAAAGCAGGAGGTTATCAATTTGCTACATCTATTAAATTACATGATGGCACATATAGTGATTACTCTTTATTATCTCCTGTTTATTATGCAGCACCTGATTATGGTGAAAATATTGCTATTGGCGATGTAACTAAAAAAGGTTTTAGATTTAAATTTAGTAAAGCTGGAACTTATAAATTAGCTATAGTATATAAAAGTCCTACTACTGAAGAATGTTATGAAACATTTGAAATTAATATTACTTCTAAAGGTGGTACTTTTGATTTTACTACTATATCTAAGATGAAATCTATTTCTATAGATGATATTATTATAAGTAATATGGCTTATACTAAAGATGAAGCTCAAACATCTTTCGAAGGTTATCTTCTTAGAGGTAATGTTGTAACCCCTGAATATAAAGAGATTACTGATTATTTCACAAGTATTGATGGTGAACTTCTTCTTCAAAAGATAAATATTGATTTTATTAAGTTTGCTCAATTCAGTGGCGTTAAAGATTTTGTTCAACCTACTATTAATCCTATAAATAATAGTGGTAAAGTCGGTGAATTTTTTGCATCTAAAGATATATCTAATAGTGGTTCTTTTAAAGAAGATGAAGTATATTATTTCTTTATTACTTTTATTGATCATAAAGGTAAATATATAAATAGTTTTCCTATTCGTAATAATAAAGGAACTTATGCTCATATTATACCTTCAGCTCAAGTTAAAACTCTTGATCTATATGGAGCTAAGGTTACTATGAATGCTTTTCTTGCCGATTTTAGTAGTAATATTACTATTGCTAAATTTAGAAATACTATTGCAAGTTATGCTATTTATTATGCTAAATCTACTCCTGAAATTTCAAATTGGATTTCTCAATGTTTTACAATTCGTGATATAGGTATTAATGATGTAATTGGAGATAATTATGAAGATCCTTTTAGATCTGCTAGTCGTTTTAGATTATATCCTATTGAATATTTAGTTACAAATACAGCTTTACCTTCATTTTATATTAAAGGTCTTAGATATAATAAAGAAGCTAAGATTTGTCTTAATAATTATGAAGGTAGTTCTGGTAACGAATGGGGTAATGAAACTATTCATCAACTTTGGAATGCTGCAAATAGAGGTGGATTAGATGCTGCTATTCAGAATAATCTTCTTAATGGTAAAAATCTTAATACTCCTGATAAATCTATTAATGCGGGTCATTATTTAGGTTCTTTTGATAGACTTAATAAATATACTAAAAAAACTGATTTACCTAAGACAAGTAAAGACTTTAATATGTTTACTGATTGGGGAGATCATATTAAAGGACCTTGGGAATCCGGAGATCTTGTTCATTCTGTTCTTGATGTTGATACAGTTGATGTAGCTAATACAGCATTTTATCCTACATTATTAAATGCGGATTTTTATCCTGCAAATAATAGTGCTATATCTAATGCTGGATGTGATAGTAGTTTCAAATTAATTAATGGCTCTACTATGCTTCAAGAAAATATTTTTGGTCTTGCTAAAGAAGGAACTGATAGTGAAGGAAGTACAAGTCTACCTAATGAATTTATTAGTGATATTGTTTATAAGCAATCGGCTGAGAATATTGATGGAATTATGCGAGATATAAGAACTCAAACTAGAGTTATTTCTATTATAACTAAAGATGAAAATTCTGATAGTTATAAACAAAAACTTACTACTATTAAAGAGAAACTTATATATGCCAATGGTTATAATAATGCTGAATATTTAAAACAAAATTCAGAAGGTGTTTGGGAAGTTATAACTGATGAGAAAGAAGCTACTATTGTATTAAGTTCTGAAACTACAATTAAAACTCTTACAGCTGAAGAATATAATTCTATTGTTGTTGAAGTATCTAATAAAGAGGATTCAAACTGGATTCTTCTTTATAATGAAAACAAAAAATATTATAACTTTGATACTTTCACTATATTCAATAGAGGTATTGTTGATTTAAATCGTTATTATGACGTAAATACTATACCTGTTCCTGATTTATTTAATTTATCTCTTGTTGCTGCTTCAAGTATATATCCTATAAATAACACTGATGAAATAGTACTTATTGGAGATACTTTTCCTTCTTGTGTTACTCATCGTTGTACTTGTCCCTCAAATAAATTTAATAATGTAGGGGATGCTACTCATCATAATAATAATATATATCATATTCATCGTATGATTGTTACTTATTATATTAAGAGTAGAATGAATTTATTGGCATTGCATGGTGGTAAAAATGTAAATAGTTCTATTATCAAATACAAAGGAACTAATGCTAATAGTAGATTCTCTGGTAAAGCTAATAAATTTAATATTAATACTATTATCAATAAATTCACAAGTGGTCTTGATAAAGAATATGCTCCACATACTATGGATATATATCCTACTACTTTTGATTATGATGCTATTATCGATTTAGGTTATCGTGATTATATTATTGATAATTTCTGGCATACTTCTGATGGTGCAGCATATGATACAGAAATGAATTGGAAAGGTTTTAATGATATTACTCAATTTAAATCTACCGATAATCTAAAAGATACATTTGCTGCTAGAATTATTCGTTCTAATGTTAATAATATGGAATCGAATGATATTGGTTGGCGTAAGTTTAAAGCTGATTCTTATAAAGATATTCCCATCACTAAAGGTTCTATTGTAAATCTTCTTTCAGACGCTAAATCTCTTTATATTCAGATGGAACATACTCTATTTGTTACTTCTATTAAAGATAGTCTTAATCAAGAAGAAGATGGAACTTATATAGGTACTAGTGATATCTTTGAAAGAACCCCTATTGAAATTATCTTTAATAATACCGGTAAGATTGGATGTAATAATAAGTTTTCTTCTATTATTACTCGATATGGTTATTTCGTCTGTGATAACTTTACAGGTACTATATATCATGTTAAAGGTGAATCAGATGTATCTGATATTTCATCTATAGGTCTTCAAGGTTGGTTTAAAGAATATATTAAAGAAAATGCTATTAATCCTCTAAATACTAATGGTAATTTTTTTATATTCGATGATTATAATAGTCGTATCATATTTGTTTCTAATAATCCAGATAATACTTATACGATTTCATATAACCTTAAGACTAATCTTTGGATTAGTTTTCATTCTTATAACCCTATTATTACTTGGTCGAATCGTTTAGGTACATTTGTTGTTGATACAAATAATACTAAGATTTATAAGATTAATGCACCTAATAAATGTATATATTTTGATAATAAGATAATGCCATCTATTGCTCAATTTATATATAATGAAGAACCTCTTGTTAGTAAGTTATTTAATCATATTGAATGGAATAGCGCACTTGTTCATAATTGGAATCATCTTACTGCGGATAAGATTAAATTCTTATATGATAAGACTATTGATTATTTAATGATTAATACTGATACTCAAAGTACTGGTATTCTTCCAATGATTCTAGATGAAACTTGGTATGATGACCATACTCTTAAATATAAAGCTGGACGCTATTTATGGAATCTCATAGAAGACCATATAGACAACGATAGAGCATTCCAAATTCTCAATCCATCTAATATACCTTTTGAAATAGATAGGCTTTTAGGAATGAAATATGAGCCTAAATCATGGTATGAATATAGTAAGATTCAGAATCAATTCGGGTATATTACAATGGTGTATTTAAATCGTTTTATTGATACTACTACTAACGAAGATATTAATGAAACTGATGTCAATGTTATCATAGATAATCATTCAGATAATATTGATATTACTAGTAAAGATTCTAATGTCAAACAAGCTGAACTTAGATTATATGATATTAACGTTGTTGTTACTAAGAATACTAGATTATGAACTTAGAGGAACTCTGTAGACCCCAGTAGGGAAGAAGCTTGTGGAAGCGAGAGGAACTCTGTTAATATACTAAGTATGCCTAAAAGTAAAACTAAAACTACTGATAAAGATAAAGAATATGTAAATAGACGTCTTGCTCTTGCTAGAAAGTTCTATGATTACATAAATGCTTTTGAAGATGATTATGCAGATAATAGAAGTAGAAGAATAGCTCGTGAAAATAAGAATTCTTCTGATTTTATTATTCCTGATAGTTATTATCCTGATCATTTAGTTTCACGAGCATTACAAGCTATGTTTGAAACTGAATATGATGCAGCTTTATTTAAAGTTAATGGAGATAGATATTATAATCCGGAAGATGATAGTATTTTAATTACTAAAGATCAACATGGAAATTCTATTGCTCCAATGCGTATTAAAACAACTCCTTTGCATGATATAATTAGAGCTGCAAAGAAAGTTAAAGATTCTAGCATTGATAAAGCTCTTGCTTTAGCTTATACTGAATCTACATTTGGTGTTAATCCTCATTTATGGGGTTTTCTAGGTCGCAAAGGTGAAACTTCTAAAGAAAATGTAACTAAAGCGATGAATGAAAATCTTAAAGCATATAATGAAAGTGATACATATTATCCTGCACAGTTATTAGGATTAGATCATATAGATCCTGATAATGTTACTAAAGTTAATACGTATTTATCTAAATTAGTTGGTAAAAACGCTAATGCTAAAGAGTTATTCGAATATGAAGATGATGGCTTTGGTGGTAGAAATATCAATTTAACTCGTAAAGGCGAAGAATACTTTGGTAAACGTCTTAATAATTGGTTAAATGAAGGTAAACTTCCTAATGCTTTAGTAAATGGTATGATTAATGCTGAGAACTATGTTAAATCTTATGATCCTACTGTTCAAGCTTTAAAGTATTTTCAAAAGAATCCTGTTAAATATAATAGTTCTGTATATAAAGCCGAAGATGCTGGTCAAGATATTAGTAAAATGTCTGATGCTATGAAAAGTATTATTGGTCTTAGAAAACATAATCCTGAATTAGATATGTGGATAGAAAAAAATAAACGTTATGGTGGTACTATTAAATCTCTTAAAGGTAGACGTAGACGTTATGATCTAGGTGGAACTAGAGATAATGTTAATAGTGTTACTGGAAGTAGCTGGGGTGCAGGTAAAGGTATTCAAGGAACTGAAACTAAAAGCGGTTTAGCTAAAGGTCTTGGTATAGGTTCTACTGTAGGTGCTGCTGCCGGAAGTATAGTTCCCGGAGTTGGAACTGCAATTGGTGGAGTAATTGGAGGTATTATCGGTGGAGTTTCAGGTTTGATTAGTGGTATCTTTAGTGGACGAAGAAAGAAACGTAAAGCTAGAGAAGCTGCTATTAGAGCAGATATTACTAAGAATTATGAGCTTGGTCAAGATGATATTCGTATTGATCAACAAGCTTTAAATGATATTACAATTAATACAAATCCTATAGATATTTATGGAGATAATCCTATACCTACAGGTAATACTCAAACTGTTAGTAATCAATATAATATGATTGGTGTCCCTACAAAAGAAAATTATGAATTTGCTTTTAGATGTGGAGGCAGACGTAAAAGATATGCTGATGGAGGTTCTATAAATCAAGTTGCATCTAATGCCGCAATAGTTGAAGGACCTAGTCATGAGCAAGGAGGTGTTCCTTATGGAACAAATGCTGAAGTGGAAGGTGGTGAAGCAATACTCAATGGGAGTAATGCTGATTATATATTTAGTGATACTCTTAAGTTAGGGGATAGAACTTTTGCAGATATTGCTAAACCTCTTATGCTACATAAAGGTTATCTTGAAGATAAGTTAGCTAAAAGTTCTGTAATGCTAGGTGGTCTTTTACGACTTACAGATCGTAGTACTTATGCTATAGATCGTAACACTAATGCTCGTAATACTGAAAAGCAATCTGCTAGACACAATAGACTTCTTGCTGAAATTAATGGAGTTCAAGCTGAATTGAATAATCTTTATAATCAACAAGAAGC